GCTCCGCCGGGTTCTGTAGCTCGGGCTTTGCACCGCGTGAAAAGTTTTCGTCGAACGTTTGTTCGGTGACGAGAATCACATGCATATGGTGTGTGCAGAATCACAATGTGAGGTTAAACACTGTGTGAGATTGCCCACTACACTGTGGGTTGCGCCTCATTGCGCGGCGGAACCCCCGTCTTGCGGGCCAGGTGCTAAACTTAGAACAGGCGTTCCTCTTAAGTGGGGTACCCCGCTTAAGTCGAACATCCATTCGACAGGAGGTATTTTATGCGTAAAGCATCTGATGGTTGGGGGCCTTGCCCTCGGTGCCAAATGCCTACCTATCGTTATGGCGGTAACAACTCAGGGAAATTGTACTGTGACGACAACTGTCGTTTGGTGTACCAACGTATGCGCACGTACCGCCGCCGTCGGGTGCGCATGTACAAGGCGATCGGTATCGAGAACCTGAACCCCCTGCAGCTGCGAAGCTATAACGATTTCACTGCTTGGCTTGCCGAGCAAGACGAAATTATGAAGGCATGGAAAGAAAGGCCGCGCATTGGCGAATCATAGGAAACGGACGGGCAGCTTCGAGAAAGACAACGTGCAGCTCGTCGAGTACACCCCCTCTCCCCAACCTGAGCTAGAAGACCTGGCCCCAGGTATCAAATGGCACGCGGCGACGCATGGCATGTGGGAACGGTTAGTAGACTACCCCACCATGCAGTCCCTACCCGCCACGGCGTGGGACCACGTTATGATGCTGATTGCACTGCCGTACAACAACATCATTCAGGCGACCGCATCTGCAGGGCGGGCTTCGGCGCAGCTGTACACCGCGTACCGTGACGGGTGCCGCGAGTATGGTCTGACCCCGCGTGCGCTCAACGCTATGAAGATTGAGATGCTCACTAGCTCCGAGATGGAGAAGCGCCAGCTTAGCTCGAACCGCTCACCTGGAACAGGTCGCCCCGTCTCGGGCAAGTCCCCGTACAAGAGCTTGCGCCCCGGCGGCAGCTACGACGATTCGGAGGACTAGGAGCCAATGGTCGTTGTTAATGACCCTCACCCGGTGAAGGCTGGATTCAAACCGGAGTATGAGGGGGACTTCCCCACGCTCGGGCACCACGTCTTGGACTGGATGATTGAGTACTTAGCTCGTCCGTCGATCGGGTACTTCCAACCGTTCCAGCCGACCCGTGAACAGGCTGAGATGATTCTTGAGTGGTACCGTCTTGACCCGATTACAGGTCGGCGCGTGTACTATCGCGGGGTGTTCCAGCGCAGTAAGGGTTGGGGTAAGGCGGAAGATTTATCGAACATAGTTCCTACGCCCCTGGGCTTGCGGTCGTTCGGCGACTTACGGGTTGGGGATGAAGTGTATGGGGCTAACGGCAAACCGACCCGTGTTACCCACATCCACCCGGTGATTGTGGACTTCCCCGCCACGGTGTATCTGAGCGACGGGACGAAGGCGCGGTTCCACCCGAACCACACGTTCGTGGTGTGGGTGTTGGACGAGAAGACGGAGAAGTACTCGCTGCAGGAATTTTCGCTGGCGCAGATGATGCAGGAAACGCTGATGCACCTGCCTGACCGCCGGTTTGCCAAACCCACTCCCCGCTTCGTCCTGCAGGACCCCCCGCAGAACGTGGCCGTCGGGGGCAAAGGCCGCCACATACGGGCCATTATCCCCAACTGCACCCCAACCGCCATGCGGTGTATTACCGTTGAAGCGGAAGATGGGCAGTACATCACCCACCCGTCAGGTTGGGTGACCCATAACAGCCCGTTCCTCGGGGCTATCGCTGCTGCAGAATCTTTGGCTGACGTGAGGTTTGACGGGTGGGATGCGAACGGCAAGCCTGTAGGTCGCCCGTGGAACTTAGAACGCAAAGTGCAGATCGACATTATGGCCGTCTCGGAAGAGCAGACCCGCAACGCATTCGGGCCTCTCACGGACATGATGCGCACCGACGCACTGTATGAGGACTACCCCGGCCTGGACGTGCTGGATACGAAAGTGTACCTGCCTGATGGTGGGGTCATTATGCCTCGAACAGCCGCGGCTAAATCCCTTGAAGGTACCCCGTCAGTGTTCCAGATTCTAGACCAGACCGAATCGTTCACCCCGTCAAACCGAGGGGTTGAGCTGGGCCGCGTCGCGTTGAAAAACCAAATCAAGGTGAGCGGAACCTTCATTGAAGCGCCGAACGCATTCGTCCCCGGTGAGGGGTCCTTCGCCGAGATGACGTATGAGGCGTGGAAGCGCCAGGAAGCAGGGGAGACGTTCTCGAAGGGTATTCTCTACGATACTCGGGACTGGGGGGACGTAGACCCAACGAACCCTGACGATGTGCGCGAGGGTCTGATGTACGCCTACGGAGACTCGGCGAACCTGCCGGACGGGTGCAGGATACACACCCCGCCCTGCGGCGTGGGCGATTCTCCGTTCCCTCGTGGGTGGGTGGACATTGACTCCATCCTCTCCGGCGTGTACGACCCGACCCTGACCCTTTCCGATTCAGTGCGATTCTTTGGTAACCGTGCTCATGCTGCAGCAGATGCGTTCATGTCGAAGGATGTATGGGATGCGGCCCGCTGGGACGAAGACGACTTTACCCCCGTCTCGAAGCGCGACCCGATCGTCTTCGGTTTCGACGGTTCATGGGGCCGCAGCAACGGCATTACCGACGCTACCGCGATGGTTGCTATGCGTATCTCGGACGGCCTGACGTGGGAGGTCGGCATTTGGGAACAACCCGACACGGAGGACGGGGTTTCGTGGGTACCTCCCCGTGAGGAGATTATCGCTGCGGGCGACCACCTCATAGAGAACTTCACCGTCTCGCACGCGCTCTGCGACCCGGCGGGGTGGGAGAACGTGGTGGAGCATTGGAGCGGGAAAATCGCAGAGGCACGCAACAAACGTGAGCGACGTAAGCTCAAGCCTAAGAGCATTGCGTGGCGCACGAACCAGCTTCGTTCGGTAGCCGATGCTACCCAAGCGCTGCGCGTAGCTATCCACGAGCAAGAGATTCACCACTACAACTCCCCGGCGCTCTCCCGTCACGTACTCAACGCGACCTTGCGGGATACCAAATCCGGTAGGATTATGTACAAGGAAAGCCCTTCGTCGTGGCGTAAAATCGACGGCGCATACGCACTCATGCTTGCGAACCGCGCCCGTCTTGACGTGCTGGCGGAGCAAGCAACGAATAAGAAGCCACGTATGTCTGCCGCCCCAACGCGACTGCGATAGAAAGGAACCTTCTATATGACCGAAATTCAGCCCGGCTCGGACGAGTGGTTTGCTGCTGTATTGGTGCGGCGACTCCAGGAACGTTTGCCGCACGTTCAGGCAATGCGCAACTGGTACATGGGCGATGCGCCTTTCCCGTATCCTGATGACCCGGACGCCAACAAGAAGGAAGTCGCCGAGTCTTGGAAGGCTCTGCAGGAAGCGGCACGTATGAACGTGGCTTCCGTCCTGGTAGACGCTCGCGTCCCGCGTATGCGGGTGAACGGCGTCCAGCTGATTGACGACGGCTCGGATAGCGCAGACGAGAAGATTGCTTCGTTCATCCAGCGCTCGAACTTCCGTTCTAAGGCGTCTGATGCATTCCGCGACGCCCTTATCTGCGGCGCGGGGTATCTTGTGCTGACCGAAGATGGGCTGATGAACTCTTCCCCTGAGACGACGATTTGTCAGCGCGACGCCCACGGCAAGGTCATTGCGGCTCTGAGCGTGTGGGTGGATATTGAGAAGAACGAGAAGGTAGTGAACCTTGCCCGTCCGGGGTACTCGCGCCGTATGCGCAAGAAACTTTCCACTACAACTACCTCTCCGAACAACATCCCTGAGTTGAATATCGCATCCCTTTCCCTCAGTGCTAAGGGTTGGGAGTGGGACGAGAAGATTGACACGGGTCTTGAGGACGTGCCGGTCTATGAGTTCGCTCTCGATTCAGGCATTATCAGCAAGTACCTGCCCACGCTCAAGCGCATCAACCACACTCTGTTGCAGTGCGGCATTCTGGTTGCGACTCAGGCATTCAAGCAGCGCGGCATTATTGGTGCCCCGACCTACGACGAAGACGGCAACGAGATTCAGTACGCACCCGACATGTTCAAGCTCTCCCCCGGCGCGCTCTGGATGCTGGGCGAGGGTACGCAGATGTGGGAGTCCGGCGCAGTGGACATTACCCCCGTCCGGTTGCTGGTGAAGGACAGTATCGAAGAGCTGGCGATCGAGTCGAAGACCCCGCTGTTCCTGAACACCCCTGACGGGGCGTCTGGCTCTGCCGAAGGCTCTGCTACGCAGCGCGAGGGTCTGGCGTTCGACATTGAGCATATCGAAGACATGTTCACGGCTTCGCTGCAGCAGCTCTTCGCGGACGCAATGCAGATTGAGGGCGAGGACGACAGGGCCGAAGCTTCGCGCCTGATGATTGACTGGGTGAACCCCCGCCGTGCCTCTGCAGCTGAGCGCGCTACCGCCGTCCAGATCGCCACCTCGGCGGGTGTACCCCTCACCGTGGCGTTGCGTAAGTTCGGCGGCTTCTCTGCCGATGAAGTCGCAGAGGTCTCAGAGGCCGAAGGCTTCGGGGCGCTGCGCGATTTGGTGGTGCAGAATGCCACGTCCGGCCTGGCTAACCAACGCGAGAACTACAGCCCGAATCATGAGCACGAGCAGTCCCACAGCTTCCGTGACGAGGGACTGCGCAAGTTCAGCCCGAACAACCCGGAAGCGGGGGCGGAACCCGGCGTGGACGGAGCGTCCCCCTACGCAACCGGAAAGCTTCGGTCTCGCGCGGGAGGGGGCGAGTAGCCTGTGGCATTGCTTCGTGAACTGTCAGAGGCCAGGGCGCAACGCTCTGAGTCTCTGCTGGAAACGTTGGTGCAGTGGCTCTTCACTCTGTGGGGGTCTGCGGACTTTTCCGGCAGTGGTGAGGAGGAACTGATTGACGATACTGTTGAGGCCGTCCTCGACACGATGCTCCAGGCCCGGCGGGATACGGACGACTACATGCGGGCGGTGTTCCAAGACCAGGGCATTGAATACCCGAAGCGGAATATGCCGCCAGCTGCAAGTGAGATTTACCCCCGTCACGGTATCACCCCTGAGGAGGTGTGGGCGCGCCCGCTACGCGAGTACCGTAACGCTCGCGCTAAAGGCGACTCGCACCAGCAAGCGCTCTTGAAGACGCAGAAACGGGTGCGACAGATAGCCGACTCGGAAATTAAACTGGCGCAGCGTGAGCGCGAGGCGCGCACCTACGAACGATCCGACCCTGACGAAGTGATAGGGTACCGGCGCATCATCCACCCCGAACTCTCACGTACCGGAACCTGCGGCCTGTGCCTGGTAGCCGCCGACCGTATTTACTACGTGAAGCAGCTGTACCCGCTGCACGATAACTGCAAGTGCGAGACGCTGCCCATTACTAAGTCCCACGACCCCGGCTTGAAGCTGAACCGTGAAGACCTGGATTACATCTACGACATTGCAGGTTCGACCGGAAGGCAAGACCTCTCGAACACCCGCATTGTAGATTATGTCTCCGGCGAGACAGGGCCGCAGATAGTCCGTCGGGTGCAGCGTTCATACGACGGTATGACCCCACGGAACCGCCGCCATGCCGTCAAAGGCAACCAAGCTAAAGAGCGCTCGGAAGTACCCTCCGGTGGGCTGCAGTTCCAACGGGCGAAGGACGAGATGTCTGCGCTCCGGCGTCAGCGTTCTCGCCCCCGTCGTCGGAGGGTGAACGCTCTTGAGGATGCGCTGCGGTATTGGAAGGGCCAGCAAGGGGAAGACGCTGCATAATGATTAGGGTTGTAACTGGCCCCCCGGCCAGCGGAAAGTCTACGTATATCGCGGAACACTCCCGCGACGGAGACATTACAATAGATTTAGATTTGGTTCTATCTTCTACAGGTGGGAACGATACCTTAGCGCGCCAACTGCGCTACGCGATGGAGGAGCACGCAAAGAACTATACAGGCGGGGACGTTTGGATAGCTCGAACACTGCCCGACCCAACAGACCGAACGGTCTTTGCGGATCGCATAGGCGCGGACGAGGTTGTTGTACTGGACGGGACAAGCCGCGAAAAGCTGCTGGAACGTTTGGCTCAACGCCCTGGAGGAGAAGAGCACATAGAGGGCGTTGAACGATGGTTTGCGCTCAATGGCGAAACGCCGACCGAAACACAAACACCGGAAAGGTTATACGAAATGTCAGAAGTCACGGCCAACGTGTCCACCGCAGCCGAGATTCCGAACAAGGCAGCAAACGCCGAAATGGCAGCGCTGAGCCAGGATTCGGCTACTTCCTCCGTCGAAGAGCTGCAGCAGGAAATTGCTAAGCTCCAGGCCGAAGCGGACAAGTGGAAAGGGCACGCCCGTACCTGGGAAGACCGCGCCAAGGACAACGCTAAGGCGGAGTCCACCCCGCCCAGCGCGCCCGAAGGCAACGCAGAACTTGCAGCCCTTCGTGACGAGTTCTTGGCGTATAAGCGGCAGAGCAACGAACGGCTGTTCTTAGCCGAGTTGAACAACGTTGCTGCTTCCCACCCTGGAGCCAACGTTGAGGCTATCGCTGCAGGTCTTGACCGTTCTCAGTTCATGGCTGCGGACGGTGGCGTAGACCGCCAGAAACTCAACGATTACTTCCAGGCGTTCGGAGTCGGAGCTTCTGTACAGCCCCCGGCGAGCGAGCCGACCCCTCGGGGTCTTCCGGCACAGTTCGCCAACCCTGCCTCAGGTAACGACGTAAAGTCCTCCGGCTCGCTAGAGGCTGGCCGCGACCGTATGCAGGAATACATGGAAAAGAATAAACGAGGAGTTTAGCCATGATTGGCCTCAAGCACTATAAGGCGAACCGCCGTTCCCCTCAGTGGCTTGCCAACGCCCCTGAGACTTACAATGCGCAGACCTACAAGCTCAAGACTTCGGACTTTGCGACTGCGTACACCTTCTACTCCGGCCTTCCGTCCGGCTACCCGCTTGTCTTTGAGGGCGAGGGCGCGGACAAGGTTGTGAAGCCCGCAACCGCAGGTGGCAAGATTGACGCCTTCCTGCTGTTCGATTTCGACTTCACCCCCGGCGAGTACGCTGTGGCCGTCGTTCTTGACGGTCAGATTGATAAGAACTACCTGCCGAAGATTGACGGTACCACTGAGGTTACTAAGCCCGCTGATACCGGCCACTTCATCTGGATTTAAGAGAGGATTGAAAAGTGAGCAACTACGTTGAATATGCTGGCGCAGCCCTCTCGACTAAGGAGCTGACCGGCGCAGCCCGTGCATTCTACGAGGCTGCAATGCAAGCAGAGCTTGCCAAGAACTCCCTATCGGCGTTCTTCCCGGATACTCAGGTCGATTCGATTGACCTGCGTCTGGAGGATTTTGACTTCTCCCGCCCGGAGATTGCGAAGAACCGCGCTTGGGATGCTGAGCCGTTCCGTGGTTCCACCGCTAAGGCTGGCTTCCGCACCTTCCAGAACGTGCCGATTTCTCAGGCTGAGGTTCTGTCGGAGCTGGACCAGCTGCGCGCTCGCCTGTCGAATGACGACAAGATTCTGAACCTTGTGTATGGTTCCCTCACCCGTCAGGTGAAGGCCGTCATTGACGCGCTCGAATACCAGCGCGGCCTGACCCTCACCAACGCTAAGTTCACTGCCACCACTCGCGGCGGCGTGAAGTTTGAGGACGATTGGGGCCGCGCACCTGAGGCTAACCCGACCTCTGCGATTCAGTTCAACAACCCTGACGCGGATATTCTGGGCGAGCTGGAGAAGTTCTCGGACGCTTACAAGAAGCTCAACGGCTTCCGTCCCGGAACCATCCTGGTATCCCCGACCATCAAGCGCGCTATCGCACGCAACAAGCAGTTCACCGTGAACCTGAACAACGGCGGCTACATCCCCGGCAACACTGCTCAGGTGAACGCTGTTCTTGAGAACAACGAACTGCCCGCTCTGACTACTTACGAGCGTGACGTGAACGTCGGCGGTGTACTGACCCCCGTCCTGGACCCCAAGAACGTTTACCTGCTGCCCCCGTCGGCGCAAGGCATTCTGGGCAACACCGTGTTCTCCCCGACCACGGCGTCTATGGAAGCCGGTTTCTCCCCCGCCGAGCAGTCGGGTATCTACGCTGGTATCCACCAGCGCCCGACCGTCCCCTCTACCCGCGAGGTGGTTGTGGATGCGGTGGCTATGCCCGTCCTGTCCAACCCGAACTTCGCCTTCGTCTCGAAGGTGCTGCCGTAAACAACTAAAACGAGAGGTGTAGTTGAATGATTGCGAACGCTCCGGTGTATGTACACAACGAACGCGGGCACTTAGTCTTCATCCCTGAGGGTGAGGAGATTCCCGAGTTCTGTGTGGAACAGATCGACCACCCCGATGTTCTGCCGTCTGAGGAGGAAGCGCCCCAGGGTGAATCCCCCGAAGAGGGGGAAGCGCCCCAGGGTGAATCCCCCGAAGAGGAGGAAGCGCCCCAGGGTGAATCCCCCGAAGAGGATAAGAAGCCCGTTAAGCGCAGCTCCCGCAGCTCCGCCAAGTCCTAGAGTGAAGGTGCCCCGCTATGCCATTGCCATTACAGCTGACTAAGGATGATGTGTACGCCCGTTTCGACGGCGACCCCATCACCCGCTCCGACGCTGCAATAGAGAGCGCGTTGAAAGACGCCCTCGTTCGCCTCAAGGGCGCGTGCCCGAAGGTGAAGGCAATGCTTAGCGGGGCTATTCCCGTCGATGAGGATTATCTAGACCTCATCAAAACTGTGGTCTTGGACGCTGCCATTCGCTACCTGCGAGACGACCGTTCCGGCCTCAAGTCGGAGGAAGAGTCCGCGTACAACTACGTGAAGGACTTGACCGCCGTCTCGTCGAACATTTGGTTCTTGGCGAATGAGCTTGAGTATCTGGGGTGCAAGAAGCGCTCTAAGATTGGAACCCTCACCCTCGGCACTGACAGGCGCATGTTAGCCCCCGTCTCGAACGGCTGGGCACGTCCTGTACCTACCCCTCGCCGGGGGTGGTGAGGTGACATTATTCACTCACCCTAAGCACGTCGTCACCGTCTACCCCGCCATTTCTACGGTGGGAGAAGACGGTGGCGAAGTGCTGACATGGGGCGATCCGGTAGAGGTGAAGGGGAACATGCAGCCGTTGGCGAATGATAACCTGAACCGAACCGCCGCCGTCCGTGAGGAGTACTACGGAACGACTGTCTCCAACGCCTACAGGTTCTCATGCCGGGCGGGCGATTGGGTCTACCCGCTGAACTCTCTCGTCGTGTGGCGACCTAACCGATACCTGGCCCCGCAGAACCGGGACACGCCAGCGGGTAAGAATCCTGAGGCGGCGCAGGTGTTCTACGCGAACGCCCGTCACGTGGATTTCAGGATGTCGCCCCGGACTCAGCATACGGTGGTGGCATTAGCCCGTGGGAACGACGTACACAGGGAATTTTTAGATGGGAAAATCTAGGACTATCAACGGCATTGAGCTGTACTCGGATAATGCTCAGCACGCAGCCTCTATGATTTCGCGCCACGGCTGGTCTTTAGACCACGTGGCGCACGAAATTGAAGAGGACGCGAAGCGCTCCGCCATGCCGTACCGGAAGTCCACAACAGATTCGTATGTGGACCATTTCGGGGTGACGAAGCAACTGTACACCGGACGGCAGCGCGACCCGCAGCACCCGGTGTACGACCGTATCGTCTACAACGACGACCCGGCGGCACACATTATCGAACTCGGTATTGTTCAGAACGTGTTGCAGTTCCGAGACGGGCGCGAGCAGCGGGTTACCGAGCTGCAGCGCGGGCACTTCTTCCTGGTAGGGGCTGCCGCAAAGGCGGTTTCCATATCGGGCGGGCGTCGTCCCATCCCAGCACCCCGCCGCTCCGGCTGGGACGACCGTACCGCGAACGCTTACGTGGACACTACGGGCGCTTCTGGTGGGCGTCACAGTACTGCGGCTCAGGCTGCGTCCGTCAGGAAGAAGGGGTAGTACATGAACCCGTCGAAGTGGATTCAGGCTGTTCTCTCCGAAGCGTTCCCGAAGCGAGTTTTCAAGGATGTAGTGGTGAGTATGCCTAACTGGTGGGTGCAGCACCACATCACCTGGAACTCGGTTACGGGCGTGGACTGGGAGAACACTATGGACGATGTGCGAATCAACGTGCAGCTGCGCGTTGTGGCCCCGAACTCCGATAAGGCGTACTCGGTCTCCCGTCAAGCGATCAAGACACTGCGCGCTGCAGCTGATGCTTCCCGCGTAGTGGACAACGTTAAAATTAAAGCGTTCGATGTTATTCAACTCCCTGTCGAAAACTTCAAGCTCACGGCTGTAAAAGGCGTCATGGATGCTCAGGTGGACAGCATGGTTACCATGTCTTTTTACGAATCGTGGGGAGAAGATTAGAGAATCTACGTAGAAAGGCGCTAATAACATGGCTGGACTTCACGCCAAGTATGACGCTACCACCGTAGTTCCTGTGAACTATGGTACCGTTTTGGTCGGTAAGAAGCTCACCGCAGCTATCCCCGACGTTAGCAAAATCAACCTCAAAGACGCCGACACTTTCGGCGCTGACTGGACCCCCATTGGCCTGACCTCGAAGGAAACTCTTCCTGCGCTCTCGACTGAGGGTGGCGAGACTAAGACCCTGGATACTTGGGAGCTTTCCTCGGTGGATGTTTCCACCACCGCCCAGGTGCTCAGCTTTAGCTTCTCCGTCGTGGGCCTGACGAAGGAAGCGCTACAGGCTGCCTTCGGTGGCAACATCAGCGACACTGTGAACAACACTTATGACGCGGCTAAGAAGCTACAGTGGATTAGCAGCGAGATTGTGACCGTTGAGACTCCGGTGATTATCCTCGCCGGTGGTAGCGGCAAGCAGTTCGCCTACTTCATCCCGCGCGCGAAGCTCTCCGCTGACGGCTTCGGCGAGATTTCCGACGGTCAGCTTTATGCTATCAAGATGAAGGGTACCGCTCTGGCACCTTCGCCTGAGCAGTCCAAGGCCGGGTACAGTCACCCGATCGGTTTCATTCACCCCGAAGCTAAGGGTCAGGCTGGTGGCGGTGCCCCGGCAGGTCCCGGCGGCGGTGGCGGCCAGGTAGGCCCCTAAGCCAAACCCCTGAATCGGGTATAATGATGGACGGTAGCAAACGCTACCGTCCATCTTTTTATGGAGGTTTATACCGTGGCAACCGCATCCAAATCCAAGGCCGCTAAGGCGGAGACTGCACCCACTAACGCTGTGGATGTGCTGGCGGACGACGACTTTGATTCAGTCCCCGTCCAGGAACTCCCTGGCTACCAGTACCTTCTTCCAATTGAGAAGCTAAGCTCAGAGCATTTCTTCATTGCTGCCTCTGCCATGCAGAAGATGCACATGGAGCTTGAGAAGGCAGACGGTGACGACGAGTACGCGCTGCTGGGCATTGAAACGTCTGCCCACGCCGTGCGCATCCTCACCTCTAAGTTCGTAGACCCTGAGAAGTTCAAGCAGTGGCAGGAGTACGACGTTCTGCCCAACGCTAACGCTATTATGATCCTGGCTCTGCGCTACCTCACCGAAGTGGGAAAAGGCGGGGAGTCCTAGAGTTTTTCAAGAAGCACCCGGACGCGGCGGCTGATTTCGTAGCACTGTACGGGATTGACCCGTACTTGGAATTTGGCCGCCGCGAGCCTACTCTCATGATTGCCCTCGTCGAGCGGCTGGGGTTTGAGGAGCGGAGCTTGTACAGGCACCGTAGTGTGGGCAAGATAGCCGATGAATGGTTTGGCTACGACCGTCTAGAGATGGTCTTGAAAAACATCAGCGACCAGCTGCAGAGTTTCACGCTGATGTATCTTAGTGCTAATACGAAGAAGTCTTCGGACGTACCAGATTTCAAGGCTTACCCCTCGCCTTTTGAGAAGAAGCCGGACGCAGAGCTTTCTCTCGCCGATAAAATGGAACAGATGCTACTTGCAATGGGCCATGACCCGCAAGAGTACAATTTCCAAGGGTAAGTTTTTGAAAGGTTGTGTCTCATGGCGCTCGGTTTTGAAGCCGGTAAAGTCTATGTTCGTGTCGTTCCTGATGCGTCGGACTTTAACGAGAAGCTTCGTCGCCCCCTCCGGCGTGCGAAGGAGGAAGCCGAGCGCCTGATGCATATCCAGGTGGTGCCGGAGCTAGACCGCACCGCCCTAAATCGCGTCAAGGCGCAGCTGCGCGGCCTGGATGCAACCGCCCACGTCAAGGTGAAGGCGGATACTGACAAGCTCAAGGAAGAGCTGCGGAAAGCTTCTGACGCTCCCGAGGTAAAAGTTGAGCCTGTGCTCGATGCGCAGAAACTCAAGGAGCGTATCAAGCACGCTACCCATGACGACGAACCTACCGTAAAGATTAAACCTGAGCTGGACAAGTCTCTCTTCGACCAGCAGTTTAAGCAACTCAACGATTCGTTGAAGTTCGACGGCGAGTCGATGCGGTTCAACCCGGAGTTCCTGACCCGCGCCCGTGAGGAGTGGGTGGGGACCTCTGAGCGTATCCACGAAATGGTGGATAAGAACATTGACGACGTTCACCGTCTGCAGCGCGAGACGGGCGAAGCTCTGCGTAACGCTATCCGCGATTATGAGAACATGATTGCTCGCTCCCACGCGCCCCGTGGGCGGGGGGACGACTTCGACCATGAGGCCGAGAACGTCCGTCGCGTGAACCAAGAGCTGGAGCGGCAGAACTCTCTCACCGGAAGGTTGCTCAACCTGAACCGGCGTCTCTCCCAAGACCGCACGTCGCGTTCGTGGGACCGAGCCAACACCCGGAATGTCGAAGACCAGGTGAAGGCTCTCGAAAATCTCAAGAAGAAGCTGGGCGAGATTGAGGGTGCACAGAAACTCTTCAACCGTCGCTCCAGCGCCTTGAAGGATTTGAAGTTCGATAACGGCGCGAAGAGCATGACGCGCTTCAAGTCTGAGATGGAGCGTGCGAACGATGCGCTGCGCCGCCAGCAGCGCCTTCTAGAGAAGCTTGCCAATGAGCACCGCAACGCTGGCGGCGTGCTCATGGCCCGTAAATTCGCCGAACAGGCTGAGCGGATCGGCAAGTCGCTAGAGTACGCCGAGCGTAAGCAGAAGCTCTTCAACAAGACTGCCGCCGAGGCGTTCAAGGGGAACTTCTCTGATGAACCGTTCTCGCGCCTGAACCGTTCCCAGGACGACGCTCTGCGCAAGTTGCGCGAGAACATAGACCAGGCGAAGCGTCTGCGCCGGGAGCTGAGCCACGCCTACTTCGACGCCGCGACTGAGGGCAACGACGAACACGCACGTGCGTTCCAGAACCAGTCTCGTAAGGTGACTGATGCGCTCAAGCAGATGCGCCGCGAGTACGACCAGCTGGCCGAGATTCGGCGTAAGCTCACGGATACCTCCGTCGCGGACAAGCTGAAAGCTGACTTCGACGTATCGCACCTGCGCGATTCGGTGCGCCGCCTCAAGCAAGAGATTGAAAACAGCGACACCGGCGTGGTGCGACTGCGCACCAATGTAGACACTGAGCGCGCCCGTCAGCTCTTAGACCGGCTACGCAACCGTGAGCTGACCCGCACACTTCGTATGGAAGTGGACGTGGATACACAGCGCGCCGAGCAAAAGCTGGACGACCTGGAGGAAGACCGCGAGACTACCGTCAATGCGGACGCCGATACAGGCCGTGCCCGGTACAAGCTGGCGAAGCTGACACGCCCCCGTCACGTGCTCATTATCCCCAAGATTGATAAGGCTGCCACCGCGAAGGTTCTGACCGTCCTCGCGGCGCTCTCTGGTGCCCGCGCCACCTGGGAGTTCACGAAGAACTTCACTGACTTCGTGAAGGACTTGGATAAGAACCTGACGCAGCTCATTAAACTGGCGGCTGTGATTTCCACCGTCACGGCGGGCATTACCTCGCTGACCGGCCACATTTTCGCGCTCGGTCAATCGTTGCTGGGCATTTTCCCCTCCGTCTTGGCGCTTCCTGGTATCTTTACCGGCATAGGCATTGCGGCTTTGACGACCGGCTTCGCTTTGAAGCAGTGGAAAGACCGCATGAAGGATGTGGACGACCGACTCAAGGCAGCCCAGGATAGGGCGTCCGATCGGTTCTGGGAGAAGTTCGAGGGTCCGATTCGGCACCTTGTAGATACCCTGTACCCGCAGTGGGACGCTGCGATTCAGCGTATCGGTACCCACATGGGCCAGTTCTTCGCCAACGCGACGACTGCGGCTGAACGGTACCTAGCCACCGGCGGGTTTGATTCCATCTTCAATGCGGTGGCAGAGGGCCTTGACCGTATGGGTGCAGGTATGGACCCGTTCATTGAAGGGCTGCTGCGGTTCATTGATACTGGCGCGCAGTTCTTCCCCCGTTTCGGGGATTGGTTCACGGACATGGCGAACCGCTTCAACGACTGGACGCAGAAAGCCGACGTGGCCGGAGCTATCGACCGTGGCATTTTCGCGCTCAAAGAGTTCTGGCGCGCTGGCGTTGCAGCGTGGGGTATCCTCGCGGAGATTGCGAAGGCTGCAACTGAGGCTGGTTCGGCCACCGTCACGACGTTCGCTGACATGCTGGAGCGTATGCGTAACGGGTTGGCAACCTTTGAGTCCCAGTGGACGATGACAACCCTCTTCCGAGGGGCGAACGAAGCGCTGCTCGCCCTCGGCCCGTCGTTCGACTATATCGGCAAAGCCCTGTACAACACGGCGGAGACGATTACCGTCGTCATGAAGGGTATCTCCGAGATTATCAACTCGTGGGTCAAGCTCATTACCGAAGCTGTATCGTCCCTTGACGCACAGGCCGGTATCCAGAAAGCCGTTGAGGGTGTGTCTAAGGGCATGGAGGAATTGTCGAAGCACTCCGCCCCGCTTGGCGTGATTATTGGCGCGCTCGGCAAGGTCATTGGCGTTCTCGGCGAGACTATCCTCCCGCTGTTTGGCACCGCGCTTGAGGTACTTGCGCCCATGTTCGAGAATTTAGGTAAGGCCGCAGAGGCGGTAATCCCCGTCTTGGGCACCTGGTTCAGGGACGCCATTACCTGGCTGCATGAAAACGTCGGCCCGCTGGTAGAGCAGTTCTCTCAGTGGGTGCAAGAGAACCCTGAGCTGGCGTCCTCTATTCTGGTTATCGCCGGTGCTATCGCAGCCGTTATCGCTGTTATCGGCCCTGTCATTACGTCGATCGGTGGTTTCGTTGGCGGCCTCGTCGGGCTGTTCGAGGGCGCGGGCGCTGTTATCGCGGCGTTTGGTGCTGAGGGCGCACTGGCCGGTGCCGCTTCGGCAGCCGGTGCTGCAGCAGGTCCTATCGCTATCGTCATTGCGGCTATCCTCGCTATCGCGGGGGCCTTCGTGTACGTGTACAACACCTCCGAAGAGTTCCGTAAGGGCATTGAGGACATGCTCTCGAAGCTTGACGAAATAGCCCGTCCTATCGTCGATACGTTCAACAACGATCTCCGCCCCGCCCTGGAAGACTTCGGTAAGTCTGTCGGCAACGCCTTCAAATCCATTGCCGATGCTCTGCAGCCGTGGTTTGAGATTGTTATTGCCGTCGTCAATGGCGTTTTGACAGTGCTCAAGCCAGTGGTGGAGTTCATCTCTGCGGTCTTCGGTCCCGTTATCGGGGAAGTTATTCGCGGTTTGGGACTTGCCTTCGAGTTGGTTTTTGGGGCTATCGGGAACGTTATTTATACGTTCGGGCAAGGTATTAAATCAACTTTCAAACTGGTAACCGGGGATACCCAAGGTGCTTTTGACGAGGTTCGGAAGATAGGTAGTCGGTGGGAGCGCTGGTGGAATGAGCTGTGGCCCCGCATGTCGAAATTCTTGACGGATATTCTCGACAAAATGATTGAGTCGGGTGTCGAAGCGTTCGGACGCCTGACCGGCCAGCCACGTGAAAAAATTGAGGAGTTTAAGAACTTCGCCAAGCAAGCCTTCAAGCAAATGGTCGAGGCCATTATTAAATGGATGGGCGAGCTTCCGGGAGCTGCTACTAACAACCTCAACAACATGGTAAGCTCCATGAGGAACTTCAACCTCCAGGCTGCAGGTCGGGCGCTTATCAACGGGTTCTTCAACGGTATCTTGTCCGCGTTCAACGGCGGCCTTAATAAAGTAGCGGGAAAACTGAGCCGTCTGCGCGGCCTGTTCCCCCACTCCCCCGCGAAGTGGGGACCGTTCTCCGGCTCGGGATACACCACCCACTCCGGCAAGGCTCTGATGCGCGACTTTGCGGCGGGCATGGCGTCCGAAGAGGCGCGTGTGACCGAGACGGCTGCTCGGTCGCTGAGCAAGGCCAAGGACGCTTTCGATAACGTGCACCTTTCCGGCGGGTATGACGCTTCCGCCGTGGTGCAGCAGCGCACCGAAGTTAGCTTGGCTGACGGGAAGATTGAGCTGGCTAACAACCTTGGCGAGGCGGTAGTGGACGCTCTGCGCAGCGGGGTAGAATTGAAGCTGGACCCGCGCACCAATACAGCCGTGATGTGGATGAATGAGACAGGGGCGCGCGAGACACGAAGGAGCTTTTAGTGGACGCTAAACCACTGCCTAAATTCGACGTAGACGGGCTGCCATACGACGCAGCCTTTCTGCAGTCGGACATGAACTCGGTGTTCCCGATCGCGTTCTCTGGCGAGGTGCAAATGAGCTACGATAAAGAGCCGTTTGCGGAATTTGTCTCAGACCGTGGGGTGCGCACTCTCGCGTTGCGAGGGCGTGCCCCCCGTACCTGGTCGGTCTCGTTCGAGCTTCCGTGGGATTATGCGGTCATTCCGCAGAACCTCGTTGTGAATCAGGAACACCCGTTCTACTTCACTTCCCCCTTCGCGCGCCGAAACAACGTGGCCCCGCCCTACGGGGAAATGAATGACGTGTTCGTAGGTTCCGCCGCCAAGAACGCGCCGCTGGCGGTCAATTACGAAGACTTCCAAGAGTCGGGTATGCGTGCGTGGGGGCCAACTTCTCTGCGTACCTTCACCCGCTATGACCCTAAGATGATCTACGGGCCGGAGTTCTTCGCCGTCCTGGGGGCGACGATGCGTTTCCGTGGATGGATTGAGGGCGGCCAGGCCGCTATTGTGGGCCTTGACGGGAACGGGAACGAAGTGTGGAAGTCCCCCACCATCTCCGGCGGGAACGCCCTAACCGAAGGGGTTTCTGACCCGTTCGTTATCCCCCGAGATAAAGGTATCGCCGCCCTGCGCGACTGGTATTCTACTGAGGTGCGTTCCTTCGCCCCGGCGCAGGTATGGTACGGGGCGCACCTCCCCCCGATTGCCGAGCGAATGGGGGGATGGGTCCGCATGAGCGGTTTCCAACGGTCGGAAAAGCCCCGTGGGGCAAACCCGCTCTGCAGCGTGTCGTTCTCCCTCAAGGAAGTAGGATAAGTGGCAAACATTATCAAGGCTAAATCGTGGGAGCGCTTACTCTGGAAGGGTAAAGAGCTTCCCGTCGCTAACGTGCAGGTCAAGCACGGGTTTTATGGTACCCACTCGAAGGTCTCCCCCGGCTCGTGGGAGCCTCTGTCCGCCACGGCGGATATTCTGATTGACCCCTCCGACCCTCGCGGATTCTCCCCGTACAACGGCACGTACCCGCACAACGGGGATGAAGTGCAGCTGGAGCTTCACAAGTACCGTGGCCCCTCCGACCCCGGCGGGCGCGTCAAGATGAAGCTGCTGGTGGACAATATCAAGTTCACCAGCAAAGGTATCAACATCTCCCTCGTCCAGCGCGTGGACGGCTTCACTCGCCATATCCACGTGGACCCCCTGGTAGAGAAAATGAACCGATACTATGGGTGGCTCGGGGATAAGCAGTACCAATTCTTCGGTGAAGAGCTCGAACGCCGGTACGTAACCCCCAGCTACCTCTACCATTTCTTCTGCGCGCTTCGCGCCGGAGGATACTCCCCCGTCCCGCCGACACTACCAACATGCCAACTGGACCTCCCGTTGCAGTGGACGACGTGGACGAACCAGTGGGACAACCCGTACTACATTGACGATCCGGCATATACGGCACGGCTGATTGGGTGCACCACGGAAGATTTGGCGAAGAATATCGGTTGGCTCAAGCCGAAAGACTCTCAAGCTATATCGTCGATTGGCTTCTCAGGAACCGTCCTTCGTTCACGGTCCACCGACCAAGCCGGGCAGCCTTCCATGTCCACTAAGTACGGGATATGCTACATGACGAACGGGTTTGTGACGATCGGTCGTACCCAGCTGGACGACAGGCAGTATGCTCGCGGGGCTTACGCACGGACGGACTTGTTCATGTCGTTCATGATGACCCGTCTAGGGACGCAGCGTAACCCTGAGGCCGCGTACCAGATGCGTTTCACAACCACTAAAGGCGTAGGTTTGCACGTTATCTTCACCGGCCAGGAGCAATTCTCTATTGACTACGTGACCTACGCAGACCATATGCCCGGCAAGGCGCATGACTCTGAGCAGCGCCTCATGACGGTGGACCTTTCTAGCAAAGCCCACCTGATGGACGAGACTATTGTCACGATGCGCACCGACGGGCGGAAGCTGTACGTGAACATTGGTAGGCTGCACTCCGGCGTGTACGACATGCCAGGGGAACTAAACTCCCAGTCCGACCCGCTCATTTCCTACCTCAGCCTGTGGTTCAAGGACTACCAGAAGGTCAATAGCTGGGGCTTCGCGGGGTTTCAGGTGAGCGGCATTCCGAACAACGCGGAAGCGCGCGCTCTGTTCCTAGAGCACATTAAGGATTATCACCTGTACTACCCGACGGGGAGGATTTACTTCTCTAGCAAGAACCCGTACACGTGGGTGAACTCGCTGGCGTCGCTACGTGACAAGTCCGCCGGTGAGTTGCTGAACGAGATGTGTGACGCTCTCGGGTATTCGTGGCACATCACCCCGTCAGGGCAAGCCCTCATTATGGCCTCTGCCGACCTGCCGCAGAACGGTGATCTGGATAGTAGCGTGGCGGCGAAGACTGGCATAGGGTGGGCCGGGCGTATCCGTCCAGGGGACGTGGGGAACTACTCTATCTCTACCGAGCTTACGAAGTCGGTCTCAAGCATCAAGTTCACGTACTCTGAGGTTGCGTATACACAGACGTGGAAGACGCAGCTGGATGTGTATGTTGGCGGCGGGACTATGAATAAGACCGAGGCGAAAGAAGTATTCGTTGCCCCGGACGACCGCACCGAATGGTTCGACGTGGACGACACGCTGGAAGACCAGTCCTCCCACGGGTACTCATGGCTGGGCGACCGCAACGGTTCGTTCATGGGCGGTTCCTATATTCTGCTGCGAACCCGTAACGACCATAAGCCTTTCTACCAGAATGGCCCCACAACCCTTGACGTGCTACACGCGGCAGATGTGGAAACAACGGTAAACCGCCTGAACCCGTACACCCTTAAATTGACAACGAAATATAAGGATTGGCGCGGGCCGACGTATGCCGGAACCGACGGGGTTATTACTGACACGTTGAAGGAAGAGATTCAGCTTTCGTCCTCCCATGTCGATTTCCGCAAGAAGGACGAGATGTACCATGACATAGCATGGACTATGAACGCCCCGAACCGCTGGACGCAAGACCTCCCCGTCGTGCGGGCACGCGGTATCATGAAACGTACCGACGCGACGGTTGTTATTCACGGCGGTAGCGCGCACGCTCCGGAGTTGCAGATCGACGGCTCGAAGTGGATTAGTTCGCCAAGCACGGCTGAAAGCCTGTCCAAGGAGATAGCAAAGCGGGTGTTCGACCCGAACCCCAGTTTCGGGGATATTGAGGTTGAATACGATACGAAGTACGTACTCGGCTCCGTGGTGCAGGTGCAAGGCATGAACCCGAACGGTAGTTCTAACGCCTTCGGCACCATCCTCAACGGCGTTATCGTGGCGTTCACACACTCCCCGGCGAGCAACACCACTAATCTTACGTTGTGGATTTACGACTTCGTAAAGGTGAACAAGACGTGGGGTGAGCTGGAGTCCGATAACACTTCCGGCAAGAAGACCTGGCAGCAAGAGGAAGAGACTCGCCAGCGTCAGGGAGTTACCTGGACGCGGGCTGAGACCAACCCGACACTTTAGGAGCATTCATGGGTACTACCCGCGCATGGAAAATCTACTACGACGAATTGACCGATATAGCTAAAGGTCGGACGCAAGCCTTCAAACAGGCGAACTCTGTAGAGTCTGCCCTGTCCCTGCTGTGGGGCCAAGCGGTAGACCAGACGATAGCGAAAGTGAAAGACGCTACCGCTGCAACCGATCAGAAAATTAGCGCGCTCAATTCGTCTCTGACGAATGCCGTAACCAACGCCAAGAACGAAGCGCTGCGCGCGGTGGGTGTGCTCCGCAACCAGGTAGAGTCGCGCCTGTCTCAGCTAGAGCGTGACGTACCCGCCCAGCGTACAGAGCTACGGGCACACGCACAGTCTCTTGTTGAGACGGCGCGAGACGCGGTGACCGATTACGTCAATGAGCGCACTGCAACGCTGTATAAACCGGAGAATCAGTGGGCGGTGTTCTCCGGCACGTCAATCGACTCGAAACTAACAGCCCCCACCTATCGTCCGTGGGTTTGGATAGTGAATGCCACTGCTTCCGGCCAGGTTCTCGGAACTGCGGTTGAGGCGGGCGGCGTGTACATTGTCTTCCTCACAGACAAGACGAGTGGGAAAGTCGTTCGCGTAGATAAATAAGCGCTTCCGTAAAATAGGCTAGAGAGAATCCTCTAGCCTATTTTTGTATAAGGAGTCCTTATGTCGGACCAGGATAAACTGTATGCTCGCCAACCCCCCGCACCAGGAACCGGGGGACTCTCGGAGCCTGAGGTCAAGGCCCTCATTCAGGAAGAACTCAAGAAGAATCCAGCTGCACCTGGCGGCGGCCTCTCGCGTGAGGATGTGCAGCAGATTGCCGACGCTGCTGCTAAAGCCGCAGTGCGCGCTATCCCCCCGACCACCCCCGGCGTGTCCCGCACCGAAGCAGAGACTATTGCTGCTGCAGCTGCGCAGAAAGCGATAGCTTCCATTCCCCCAGTCACCCCCGGAATTAGTGAATCCCGTGCCGAGCAGATTGCCCAGCAGACCGCCCAGCGTATCGTCGAAGCGCAGCCTAAACCTGCCCCCGGCGTGACGGAGGAGCGTGTTACTGAGATTGTGAAGGGTGAGATTGCCAAGGTTCCGTCCCCCGATGCGGGTCTGAACGCAACTCAGGTGCAGCAGATTGTAGACCAGGCTATTCAGAAGCTACCCCCGGCACCTACGCCCGGTGTTAGCGAGGAACAGGCGCGCCAGATTGTTCAGGCAGCTATTGCCAACCTGCCGTCCGGGGTTACCGAGTCCCAGGTTCAGACGGCTATCCAGTCTGCACTCGCCCAGATTCAGCCGGGCACCTCAGAGGAGAAGGTACGCGAGATTGTGACCGCCGAGATTGCCAAGGTACCTCGCGTCACGGTTACCGATAACAACGATGGAACGATAACTATCTCTACCCCTGAGGAGTAAACATGGCTCAGGCAACTACCCTCGCCGTCAATCTGGGAAAGCTCTCCGGCACGGGCGACTCTGCGGTGTGGGCGTCTGTACAGCCCCGGCTAGAGTCTTACATTCAGCAAGAGCTTGCTAAGCTGCCGACCCCATCCCAGCCGGGTATATCGCAAGAGAAGGCTGAGGAGATTGTGCGCAACGCCATTCAGGCGCTCAACCTCCCGTCGTCCTTCCTGACGGAGAACCGGGTAAACGAGCTGGTGCAAACGGCTATCAACGCCCTGCCAACCCCGGCCCCTGGCATTACTGAGCAGCGGGTGACTGAGCTTATCAATCAGGCAGTAGGCCGTCTCCCCGCCCCCGGCACGAGCGAAGAGCGCGCCAAGCAGCTTATTGCGGATGCTCTCGAAGAGTTGAAGAAGAGCGGCGTTGCAGGTCCCCGAGGTGAACGCGGCGAGCCAGGTGCTCCAGGCGCACCTGGTGCTCCAGGCACCCCCGGCAAGGACGCAGACATGGACGCGGTTCGGGCCTTCGTCACCTCCGAGGTGCAGCGACTCATGCCGCAGCCCTCCGGCGTGGATGAAGCTAAGGCGAAGTCTCTGATTGACGAAGCCCTCGCCAAGCTGCCGAGGCAGTCCGCCTTCCACACCTCGGCGCGCTCTGTGAACGTTCTGCAAGAACCCTACAATGCAGACCCGACCGGCCAGCTTGACTCTACCGACGCTATCCAGCGCGCCATTCTCGACGTGAACAACCTCGGCGGGGGTGCAGTGTTCATCCCAGCTGGCGTGTACCTGGTGAGCTTCCCCTTCATTGAACTCAAGGGCATGGTCTTCGTGTACGGTGAGGGCAGCGGCACTCAGATTGTGGCGACAACCTCCAAGGCGATTAACCAGAAAACGGGTGTGTTCCGTACTGGAACCTGGAACAACCGCGCACAAGACCCCTCGCTACTGCGCTTCGGCGTGAACAACCTGTGGATCAAGGCTCGGCGTGCCGGGTACCAGCACCAGAATTTCATCTCGAACTTGTGCGGCGTGTTGTTCAACACTGACCTTGGCTCCGGCCCTGCTGACCCGGACGCGGTGCCTTCGTGCAACTTCCTTGAAATTTGGGGTATGGAGACGGGCGCGGCTTTCCTCGGCACGGACGACCAGGCCATGAAAGTGTTCTCTCTCAAGGTGCGTAATGCCGGACAGGCCGGTCTAGTTGTCGGTAAGCCGGACGGGCACCCTGAGGGTACTGGCGGCGCGGCAGATAATAAGTTCTACGGCGCTGATATTGGCGGCAGTAACAAGAGCATGGACGGCTACGCCGGTATCGAGGTTTACACTTCTCAGACCAAGTTCGTAGGCTCAACGTCCTGGTACACGGCAGGGAACGCGACCTTCGCGCAGCTCTACGCTCAGCCGTCAGGCGGGCGTGGGGTAGATGTTCGTGCCGGTTCCCCTCAGTCGGCTAACCGTGCAGGTCAGAAAGGCGGCGCTGGTTGGTTCATCAAGGCAACCAAGTGCACCTTCTCGGCGTGTGAGGCTCAGGAGAACGGCGGCCACGGCTGGATTGTCGCCTACGGCGATAACCTGCTGGACGGGTGCCGGGGCGAGTCCTCCAGCTATGGCGACACGGCCAAGGGTGAGGCTGGTGCCAACTCTGCGGCGGACTTCTACGTCTGCAACACGGGTGCTGAGGGCACTGTGCTGCTGGGTTGCACCTCGCGCAGTGCGCGTAAAGGCTCCGGCGGGGCACGATGGAGCTTCTACGTTGAAAGCTGGTTCAAGGGCCTCACCCTCCAGGGCTGCGTCTCGATGGACGTGTCTGTGCCCGCTGAGACAACCGGGCTAAGTGTCCCCGTCCGGGTGAAAGACCCGCAGGGTCCCGGCGTGTACATCCAGGTCGGCCCGTACCGGGTAACGACCTACACCTACACGCCGCAGGTTGTGGACCTGCAGCCGAAGACTGGAGTAAAGCCGTATGGCGACTCTCCCGGCGAGCGGAACTACCTCATGTATAATCCGCTCTACTGCAACGGCCAGATTCATATTGAGGCGTTGCTGGAGGAGCCTTTCGTAGACGGCGGCATCCTGTTCTCCCTGCCCGCAAGTGCACCCACTCCCATTCGTACCGTGAAGTCCGTGGTAGAGGGCATGTCCATCTACATGAACGCTGGTTCTCGGGACGTGCTGGTCTGGGGCATGGGCGGACGTTCCAACGTAAAAGTAATTACCGATTTGGTAGGTTTCTTCAATGGCTAAAGAAAGTATTATCCCGAGCATCAAGAACTCGAAGTTCACCGGCGCGGCGCTGGAAGCTATCAAGAGCATTCTTGCAGATAACGGGTACGGGACGGTGCAGGATACAGGCTGGCGAGACATTACCAGCCTGATTACTGCACCCGAGTTTGAAACGCTCAAGACCCAACCCGGCTTGCTGTGTGCCCGCCGTGTCGGCACTCGGTGCACCCTCCGTTACTCGCCACTATTCGCAGGTGGGCCGGGACTGGGCACCGCCAAGGCCGGGGCGACGTACATCCTTATGAAGAAGCTGCCCGGATTCTCCCCTTGCTTCCCGAAGATTGACCTGGCCGGTAAGCGTTTCATGTGGGGGACGACGGCCACTCTCTCGGCACGCGGCACTGTGAATGTGGGCCGGTGGATGGGGTGGGGCGTAGACTCTGGCGATGCACGATTCACTGGGCTGCTTATTGCCCCGGACCTGGGAGGTTCAATATCCCTGGAATACGATACCGTCGATCCGTTCCCTATAGAATTGCCTGGCACGCCGATTGAGTTCGCCACCCCCGACCATTTGAAGTAGGTTCCGCATGATTAACGTGAAGACCACAGCCATAGATAAAGGCGGCGACCTCTCCGGCAAGGGCCGAGAAGCTATCCAGCGCGTCATTGAAGGGTACGCCGAAACGTTCCGTAGTACCGTGAATGAAGCTGTTGAGGAGCGGGCTGCACGTATTGAAGTGCGGCAGCCCGACTTCGGGTTTGTGAATGGCAAGCGGTACTACAGCCCTATCACGTACACCTGGCCGGACTACTACAACGGCGACAACTCCCAATGGAGTAAGTTTCTCAAGTTCGGAAACTCCCTGGGGATTGTTATCCTCAACCGCGCTTCCGGCGAGTGGCTTGTCAAACGGCCTGATACAGACTTCGCTACCCAAGCGAATCTGGCAATGGCCGCCGGGACTAAACGTATCGCGTTCTATATCAAGACTCGGTACGGGGCTAATGCGCCGGAAGCTGACGAGGCTTACCGGGAGCGTGTAAAGAACATGCTCGGCGTGTCAATGGAAGCGGTTACCCGGTTCACAGAGCAGTTCATTTTAGACTCGGTGACCGCCGTGTACCAGGATTACCCCGAGGTGTTCTCGAAAAGTCGCGGGGCTATCTTCCTGGACGAGGTTGTGAACGGCTGGGATGAACAGCAGCAGAAAATCATCCCGTTTTATCAACAGCTTTATCGCAAGATAAAGAACATTGTCGGTAACGACGTGCCGATTATCATCAACCCCGGCTCGAACACGCGCAAGGAAATGATGGATGCGTGCGATATTGTGTGCACCTGGGAGTCCAGCGCTCAAAAATACCTCGACCCGACCACGCAGAACATTCACCCCGACCACTACAAAGACTTCCCGTCATGGCGGTTCTGGCACGTGGTGCACGGCGTGACCGAAGAGAACATAGAAAAGGTGTTCGACAAGCTGGACTCCCTGAACATTGGGCACGCCTACGTGACCGATCGGGTGTTCAATATAGGTGCAGGGTCAGAAGATTCGCCAGAGGGGAACCCCTACGACAAAGCGCCCTCGGCGTTTGTCGAGACGAAGGTTCGTTCCTGGACGAACGGTATTCTCCCTTTGGAGAACCGCCTCGCCGCAGTCGAAGCGGCGTTGAAGAAACTACAAGCTAAGGAAGCTTAAATGACTGACATTACCTTAGGCCCGGTGTGGCTAGTGGCAGCTAAACCCGGCGAAACGAAGCCGCCAGCCCTGGCTGCGGACGAAGCTAAGAAGCGTGGGTACTACCTGCACTACGGCGACACAGCCCCGCAAGAACCAACGGTAGACGGACTCCCCGTCGTGTGGGTACAGGGCGTGCCGCAAGACCTTATCCCCGTTGTGCCGCAGATTCCGGCCTTCAATCTGGCGCACCGCAAGGTGGCTATCCCTGACAACCAAGTCGGGGTGCAGTACTACCTCAACGGCAAAGCTGTTGAGCCGGGTATCCACGTCGTACCTGGCGAGGGGTTTACCCACTTCCGCGTAAGTGCCGAGCCGAAGGCCGGGTACGTCACCACTGGGAAGTACGAATGGATTCGTACTATTTCCTCTGTTCAGGGGCGTGAGCTGTGGGTATCGGAGAAGCCGTCTCTGCGCCCTGCAGGGCAAGAGCTGACCCCTCCCATTGAGGGGTCTACCGGCACGGATTCTAAAGGCTTCGGTGCAGGTGCTAAACGCGCTGGCGTCCAGATGAACAACGGCTTCGGCGGGTACGGCACGGCAACGTTCTACCAGCTCGGCGCGGGGTGGACGAAGTACCACCACGAGACGGAGTATACGCACGGATCTTGGGTTGCCTCAGACCACGGCACGCTCAAGGAGCAACACACTGAGTCTATTACTCTCTTCTACCCTCACACCCGGAACCTGACGATCGAGTTCGACCTGGTACCTGCCCCTGAGAACTTGAACAAGCTCGTATTGTTCTGGATCGGTCACCTGGACAACCGGAAAATGTACATGGCTGACATTGGCCGTTACCTCGTCTCGCTCTCTGGCAAGGACGGGACGAAAGAATCTCGGGAAGTCCCGTTCAAAGACCGTACCGGCAAGTGGACTCTTGAGTTCGTGAACGATGTCTACACCATCACCGCCCCGAACGGTTGGAGCGCCACGCAGGATTTCTCCCACATAGACGGGGAGCTGGCGCAGGGGCTTATCGGCATTCGTCTTGATAAGAACGAATGCGCGGGCCTTCGCATCTACAAACGCCGCGACGAAGGGGTAAACAATGCCTAGTAAACTCGTCAAAGACGGCAAGGTTCAGTCCCTTCGGGCTAAATCCTTCAAGAACGGGCAGTGGGAGAAGGCAACCTCTCCCGCCCAGCCCGCGCTTGTCGTCGATGCTTTCCACCCCGACCGTTCCATCCTGCAGAACACCATCTGGACTCAGCGAGTGGACGACCCAAACCTGCCGCTAGACCCGCGCAGCGCCCAGAAAGCGCAATGGATGTGGGATAACACCCCTGACCCGTTCGGTGCCCGGTGGCAGGATGGTATCGGCAGCGGCGCGTTCGGCTCCAAGACGGGCTTCAACACGTCCCAGTTTGGCACCGAACCTATCGCGGCCTACGTCGTAGACTCTACCCACCCTGACGTTGAGTACGCATGGATGGAGTGTTCGCGCGACGGCATGTCCACCATTTCTTGGGATAGGACTCCGACTCCCGAGGGCATACGCTCCCAGGTAGCCGTCAAGAAAATTCTGGGCGGGCGCATCCCTCTGCCTAAGGGTGCGCTACCTGCACCCAAGGGCGATAAGGGTATGGCCCTATACGACATTGGCACCGGCGTGTGGCGTGAGTATTTTGCTGCGGAAGGCCCGTACAAAGACAAAACCGGCCCGAACGGTGAACCGTACTACACCGCTTCTGTTGGGGGGTGGAGCACCAACCCACCGGGGAGGGACATTTCGTCTACGAACTTTGCGACGCAGACCCAAACCGGCCAGTCGGCGATTGCGTGTATGCACAATTCGCTCGGCTTCATCCACCCGGACGAAATTCGTCGGGGTGTTATTGAACACGCTCTGGCGTTCACGTTCGGAGCGGTGGCGTGTGAATCGGTGACCCGGAACGCTGAGGGGAAAGTCATAGCCAAGCACGCCACCCCGTCATGGCCCGCAGCTGGTTCAGATGCAAAGGCCCCGCCGGAGCACTGGCCCAACTCGCCGAAACACGGCCAATGGGGCCGGGTACGCGCGGACGTAGACCCTTGGTACAACCCACGTACCAAGGCCCCGTACAACCCTCTCACCCGCATAATTATCATTGCAGCGCAAAAGTACGGCCTGGTCGGTACTGACACGAACGCATGGTGCCATGCGTTCAACGGGCACTCCGGCGTGGCGGACATGTTAGCTCATGGAACAACAGAGGACCCGTGGACGAATGGTGGTGAGCTGGCACGAATCCTCAACAAGGGCGAACCCGGCAGGGCATTCGACGTGAGCGACTTCCCGTGGGATAAGACCGAATGGTTCCCGATGGACTGGCGCCGTCCCGATATTGACTTCTACGTCCGGCGCGGCACCTACGACCCTTACGTGAAAGAGGGAAAATTATAATAGGTTTGCATAATATTCACCGAGCGTAAAGAGTAGATATGGAGTTCCCTAAGACAGGCAACCCGCATGTTGATTGGTGGATAACCATCCTCGCCGGAGCTTTCATCACGATTGCAGTCGTCGCGCGCATCACGTCCAGTTTCTCTTCTGATTTGAAAACAGTCAAAGATAAGCTGACGATTATCGGGCACGATGCGAAAGAGGCGAAGCATCAAGTCAAGAACGACCATTCCTCAAATCTCCGAGACGATGTGGACAAAATCACTGCCACTATCTCGGAGATTCGGGACCGCCTAGACCTGCTACAAAAGGAACAGGCGGTTCAAGGGGAACGGCAGGTTGAGATGAAAGAATCCTTCGACCGAACGTTCCGTGAGCATGAGGAGTTCCGCCGTGACATTGGGGGGATGCGTGGCGAGATTCGGCATGAACGGGAGCGCCTGGACAACGTTATAATTTCAAAGGATAGGTAAGGAGCGTAAGTGGCGTATAAGTACTACACACACAAAGACGCAACCAATTTCACGCCTTACGCTGAGGTACCGAGGGTCTTCGGATTCCAGCGCGTGATAACTAACATCACTCTGCACCACTGGGGCGACCCCGACCAGAACCGTAACCAGACCGCACTCGGTATTGTGAATTGGTTCTGCGGCGGCGGTGCTCCGACCAGCGCGCATGAGATTATCTCGGCGGGCGAGGTCTGGTGCATTGTGGACCACATGAACGCTGCATGGGCCAACGGTAACGCTCAGGGCAATGCTCAGAGCGTGACCCTCGAATGTAACCCGCGCATGTCGCGTGAAGATTTCGAGACGGTGGCCGAGCGCGTGGCGGACATTTGGGATATGCACGATCGCATTATCCAGGTGACCGAGCACCGTGACTGGTTTAGTACTGCGTGCCCCGGACGATGGAGCAAGACCGCCGTCACAGCGCGAGCCATGCAGTACTACGAAGCGAAGCGTGGAAAGAAGACGATGGTTACCACCGTCGCGCAGAAAATTGTTGAGAACAACAAGGAAGGAACTATTGTGGCCGACGCGATAAGCGACCTGCGGGATACTTGGCTGCCGGGCAAGGAAAGTGTGCGCCACCCCGGCATTAACCACACCGCCCTGATGAACGCCAGCCTACAGGCTCAGCGCATTGCCGATGCACTGACACCCGGCCAGGCGAACGTGAAGTTTGAGGGTGAGATTCACGCTTACCTGCGTGTGACCTTGGACGAAATTCGCAAGACTAATAACTTGCTGCAGCAGTTGCTCGATAAGATTACTACCGCTTAGGATATTTCTCATGGATAACAAACGTAAGATTGGCCCGGTAACCACTGGCGCGGGCGTAGGCACCGCCGTTGCAGGTAGCCTCGGTACCATTATTGGTTTCCTCTTCACCCGTGCAGGTATTGAGCTTCCTGCCGAGGTATCGAACGCAATTTTGGTTCTCATTTCTACCCTGGGCACCATCCTTGGCGGCTACCTGGCACGTGGGGAGAAGTTCTCCCTGGCAGAGGCCCTAGGTAGCATCCTCCCTGAGGTCTCCCCCGAGGCCCCAAAGCCGGAGGTTTCCCAGGAACTCCCTGCAAACCGTGCAGACTACGCTAAGTATGAGTTCCCCCGCGAGAACGTACAGTAAGGAGATATAATGAACATCTACGGCCCTCACTTTTACCAGATCGCAGCGTGGCTCTTCTCGCTGTTTGGGTAAGTGATATACTGAGTCCCGTCCAGGAATACTGAGGGACAACAAACCCCCGCCAAGACTCACTCATCTTGACGGGGGTTTGCTCTTTATAATAGATATGTCGTCTTGCCACGGCTGCCCCCGGTGCCCACCTCTCGCCGGGGGTTTTCCTATAGCAGGTGGGTGTGATCCTTGAGCCAAACATCATCCAGCGTTTGCACCCGGCGAGACTGTCCGCGAAGGTCTAGGAACGTAGGTTCAGCGTCGCGCTTCTCCAACTCTTTGATAATGGAGTCAATCTCCCGTATGGTCCTCTTCATAGCCCGCAGGTCGTCCATGTCGATTGAATCGCCTGGATGTCGGGTTGTTGCGGACATGTGCGCACACGCGAAGGTCAGGATGTTTACCAGCACCGCCGCGTGCAGCCCCGCCGAGAACCCTGCGGGCGTCTCGCAGTTGGTGACTAGTTGCTTCGCGTTGTTGCAGGGGGGTATGGCCTCAGAGAGGGAGCCTATCAGGCTCTCGAACTGCTTGAACAATTTGAGCTGGCCCATAGATTTTCGCACTAGTGGGATGTCGCCCACCGTCTTGTACGAACGCCCCATGCAGTCCAGCATCTTACGCAAGTCGTTGATACCACCCTTGCGGGGGAACCTCCAGGCATATTTCAGTGCGCACCCGACCCACATGTGGAAGCTGTGGATGCTCTCGTCTAGCTCAACGCCGTGGATCGGCGCGTACCGTTCTGCGTTTTCTGCTGCTTCGTGTGTCATAGGAGTGCCTTGTACCTTTCTTCGATGTCTTCGAGGAGCTGCTGCACCTCGGCCTGTTTCTTCTCCCACCATTCGGGGGTTATGTCCTCAGGGCGTGTGCGCGTATGGAACATTGCTGCGTGAAGCTTCGCCCTCGGCTCGTCGTACTTGAGAGTGATAGGAATACGGGACAGGAACGTCACGATACCCTGTTGTATGGTCTCTAGCTCCATGACCTCATCCCGCTTTCTAAGAACATTACAGGGGTGCCGAAGGGGGTAACGAGAGGGGCGTTCCGTGGTGGCGGGTCGAACGCTAGACGGAAACGGTTAGTGAATACTTTCACCAGCTCTTTCACGTACCACGGCTTATGCTCTGCCAGATACGGCAGTCGAAGGCTTTCCTGGACTGGACGCGCCAGCCACGGAGCGATAAGACGGACGTACTCTTTGACTTCTTTCTTGAAACGGATCAAGACCTTCAACGCCTCTACCTGCACCTTCTTGAGGTATGCGTAAAACTTGATACAAACCTGAACCACCTCAGGATTTACGGACAGTTTCATTGTTATTCCTTCCGATAACGCTTGCAGTAATAGCCTTCGGCAGCAAGCGGTAGTCCTTCGGCCCATGACGGGAAGAAGTCTCCCCCCGTCACACCCATAAGATTCTTCATTCGATCGACGTCTATTCCGCTCTGGCACAACACCTCGTCATGGACGTGTGCGACAGGCTCGGCGCCGTACAGTTCCAGTGTACACAGGGCGTTCGCCAAAACATCTCGCGCCACGGCCTGCGTAACGTTCTCGGAGAGCTTTCCCCCGTAGGTGGGGTCTAGCGCCCAGTCCTTCTTGAAGTAGTTGCGGAAGTGGATAATACTCCGCAGCTTGCCAAACTTCTCCATCTGCTTCACCTGCACGTCATGGTAGTGCATGGCCCGGCCTGACGGGAGGTGTACCCGGCGGGTGTTCTCGATGGAGTCAATACTGATGTGGTCGAAGACCTGACCCGAACCGGCCTTGAAGACCAGCTCTAACAGCCGCCAGAATGAGACGATGTTAGGGTTAGCGTCCCGCCACGCCCACACCAGCTGCTTGAGTTCGTCGTCGGTACCTTCGCCGCCCATTCGGCGAAGAGCATTCACACCGCCGCCATAGCCCAAGGCCAGCACGGCAACCTTACCTTTCTGGCGAATCTTGCGCGCCTCTTCATACTCCAGGTCGAACATACGGGCAGCCGTCTCGATGTAGATGTCCCGTCCCTCACGGAACGCTTCGAGAACCCACTCTTCACCGGCCAGCCACGCCAGCACACGGGCCTCAATCGCGCTGTAATCACAGACCGTCAGCGTTCCATCCTCAGGAGCCATGACGGACGCACGGATAAGGGGCTTGAGTTCAGACAGTGACTCGGGGATGTAGTCACCGTTCATGAGCTTGTCCACCCCGGCTTGGGTTTCCTCTTCCCCACCCAAGGATTCTTTCGGGAGGTTCTGCAGCTGAATCCCACGCCCCGCCCAGCGTCCGGTGTGTGCGCCGAAGTACTGGAAAACGCCCCGCGCGCGGGAGCCTACACCCGCCATGTTCAGCATGGCGTTGAACTTCGCTGCGGAGGACGCTGTGTAGGTCTGACGCAGCGTCAGCAGCTCGCGTACTATCTCCGGCAGGTCTTCCATCTCTAGGAACTGCTTCACCCCGTCAGCGTCTAGCTGAGGTGCGCGCTCGCCGGTGGAATTGAGTTTGTACACTGCACGTTTCGTCATTCCGCCGTTGCTGTTCGGTACCATCTCGTGCCCGTCCGGCGTCAAAACGTCCATGTCGATGAGGAAGTCAATCACCTGCTGGCGAGAACCTGCGTTGTCGATTCCCGTCAAGTCCTCCGCCTTGGCTTTGGCACGCGCCTTAGCGATGTCTCCGACGTACACGGCGCGTTCGGCGAGTAGTGTATCTACACGAACCCCCCGGTCGTTAATGAGCTGGTCTACTTCCCACTCACGCTGTGCTTGTTCGGGGAACTCGCCGAAGCGATTAATCATTTCTAGATGCGCCTCACGCATGGCGGCCACGTCTTGGTCTGCGTAGTCTCCGAACGCTTCCCATGCGATCGGTTCGTCCTCAGGCATAATCTGACGCCCGTCACGCTGTGGCATGGAAAACTTGCGGATAAGGGCTGAACCGGCTGAATCTTTGTTCGATACGCCCAGAGCCTTTGTCATTCCGTCCAGTGAGCGAGGTAGGCCGTAGTACGCCGACATGGCCGCCGTGTCGATGAACCGGGACGGGTGGACGTACTCGCCGGGCTTGCAGTCTTCAATGATGGAGACGATAACACGCTCAAAGTTGGCGTTATGGGCGACCATTTTCTGGCTCTTCGTCACGTTCTTGAGGAAGAACCGTACAATATCGTCCCACCCCTCAAGACGGGTTACAGGGTCCCAGCCGAAGGCGTAGCTCAGGATGATTGGTTCGCACAGCGGGTCTTCGCCGTAGCGGTAGGCACCCGTCTTTTGGATCGGGTATGTGCCAAACGTCTCGAAGTCCAAGTATAATAATTCTGACATTGCTCGTCCTTTCCAAGCCCCGGAGATTGCCTTCTCTCCGGGGCTTGTTTCGTGTCAGGGCTTAGAAAACGCTATCGTTATCGTCGTCTTCGGTCACGTCGCCCAGAATGTCGTCAGCTTCCATTTCGAGGTAATCCTCAAGGTCAGAAGCGGTAGAGTTCAGGGTCGGTGCTGCGGTCAGAGGCTCGCCGTCAGCGGTCTTGATAACCACGTCCAGCCAGAAGGCCAGCGCGGTACCGAACTTGGTTGAGACGTAGGGGTTGAAGGTGACAAACCCGTAGTCGCCGGAGGTGACGATTGACCCTGCCTCTTCCTTGCTGACAGGTGCTACCTTGCCGCCGATGACCTGCCCGACCTGCGGTGCGTTGTCGTTGGGCTTCTTCGCGTCAGGCATACGACGGGCGGAGAAGGAAAGGGTGTTCTGGTATCCATCCTTCTCGGCCAGTTCCACAACCTGCTCGGAGTCCTTGATAGTGGTCTTCGCACCACCCTTTACCTTGCGGATAGTTGCGGCGGCCAGATCGTCAGCGTTGCTCCAGTTCTCCCGCAGCATCTTAGCCAATTCCTTGTCGATGCTCTTCGAGTCTTCCGCGTACTGAATTGCGTCCATGACGGCGCTCTCCAGTACTTCTACTTGCGTCACCGGCGTGACCTTGGCGTTGCGAGGGGCTGCCTTCTTGGGGATAATGTCGCCATTGTCCAAGCGGACGTAGTTTGGGGCGGGAGCGTTCTTATCGACGATGATCTGGATATCGTACTTAGGCGCGGAGTCCTGGTAGCCGGTGGGGGAGGCGAGAGCGGGGTAGTTGAAACGTACCTTGCCGAGGGTAATTGCCATGATTCTATATTCTTTCTTCTTAAAGGTTTACAGTTTTAGTTTTCGTCGGTAGCGTGGAATACCCCGTACCGTGGGTCTGTGCCAAGTTCCTTGCAGGGAACTCCGTCACAGGTTACGTGCTTCATCTCGAAGCCGAACTCTTTATGCATTGCGTAGAACAGGTCAAGGCTGACTTGGCTCTGTCGGCGCACCGCTTGGTCGAACGTGTGTTCGTATATGCCCAACCGGCGTGAGAGCGAGCGCATGGAGTCTACGCCTTCCTGACGGCGTATGAACTCGCCAAGCCGCCATTTCTGGATGTAGATTTTCACAGCTCTACTCCGTCCAGCACATCTGAAATATCTGCAACGTTCGATTCGGACGGATCGCCAGGCTTCACCTTCGGCGGGCCTTCCTTGACCTCGACGTAATTCTGGACGATGGACTTCTCAAGCTTCTCGCCGAGCAGTTTCTCCATCTGCGAGAGAGTAATCAAGGATTCCTTGACGCGAACGAAGTCCTTCTCTTCGTACCCACCCTCTACGAGCAGGGCGCGAAGCTCTGGAGTATCGTTCAGCACACGGCGGGAAGAGCCTTTGACAACCTTCACACCGGGCAGTTGCAGGTTCCCGGCCTTGGCCTGGTCGATAACGTAGGCTTCTAGCTGCTTCATCCAGGCTTCAACCTTCGTCCGGTTCAACACCACGCGGGTGATCTGTTCCGGCGTCAGCTCGTCCACCGTCAGGGCGGTGACGTTCTCTACGATGTTCTCGAAGTCAGAACTCTCGAACTCTCCGAACGCTTCGTCCAGTATGTGCTGCGCACGTGCAGGGCATATGGGCTTGGCTGGGCACCACTGGCACTGCTTCTCGCCGGGGTCATATTCCCCGATCCCGTCGTCCCCGTTGAGGAACGACTCGAAGACTTTAGCCGCAGGTAACGCGACCTCTTCCCGCCAGGTACGCAGGTCGTCCGCGCTGATGCTCCAGCTACGAACGTTGTCGATGCGGGGCTGCACAATGTGCAGGTGCACCGTCTCGATGTCGTATACGAGATCGTATTCTTCGAGAGCGCCTAGCCCGTAGAGCATCAGCTGGGAGTTTTCCACCGGCGAGACGGGTATTCCCATGCCGTACTTGTAGTCCACAACGTGCAGGTCGGTGCCGGTGATAACAACCGCGTCGGAGGTGCCGAAACAGTGCGGGATTTTCGGGTCTACCCGAACCTCCAGCGCAATGAAAGCGCCTTTGTCGCCCTCCGTCAGGGAGTCGATAAGGTCAATCTGCTGCTGGGCGTACCCTGCCATTGTGGCGTAGGCTTTCGCCCCCTCGTCCAGCAGGTCGTTCAGCAGAGCAACCAGAACCTTACGTTCCTTGTCGTACTCGGCCTTTGACCGCTTGCCAAGCAGCAGCAGGTGCTCATTCTCCAGCACGGCGTGGGCTAGAGTGCCTTCCTCTGCCGCGAACCCTGCTGTATCTTTTACCAGCTCGGGGTGCTTCTCAATCTCTGCGTGAGAGGCGGTGCAGCTTAGCCACCGGCTAGAGCTGGACGGGGAGAGTTTCGCGTGTGCGCGCTCGCCCGGTTTAGTTTCCTTGCTCATTCTCGATCCTCTTGATTTCTGCCTTCATGTGGACAAGCAGGTTCGTGTACTCGGACTGCGGCACGCGGACAAGCTTCTGCACGCCGTAGCCGTGAACGATTTTCTCCAGGGCTTCCTTACCCCCGTCCAGGTCGTTCAGCTGTAGAGCTGCCTCCCGGATACGCTCGGGGCTGGGGTCCAGCTCCGGCTCGTCCTCGGCGGGTGCCTCAGCCTTTGCCACTGGTTTTGCCTTCGAGGTTGCCTTCGCACGTGTCTTAGGCGCAGGTTTCGCCGGAGTTTCCGGTGCAGTCTCGGGGGTTTCGGATGCCTCGGCGGGTGCCTCAGCCTTTGCCACTGCCTTCGCACGTGTTGCGCGGGGCTTTGCAGGTGCAGTTTCCTCCGCCTTGGCGGCCACGGCCTGTACCTTCTCGGGTACGGAGTCTGCGGCCAGAGGGGCTTCACCCATCCATGTCTCCACCCGGCCTAAGTGGCGGGAGAAAGAGTCCGTAGTGTCACGCAGGAAGCCAACCAGGTTCCGTGCCAACATTGCCTGAAACGGGGTCATGAGAGTGTCCTTTCGATTGAGTTACCGGGGCTGTTCCCGATAACTCAATCATAGGATATGGCTTCACCTGAATGCAAACTCAGATGGTGTGAGCCTACTCACGTACAATATCGAACACGATTTGGGTGCCGTACCCGGATACGTGCGCGGCTTGCGGGCGTCGGCGCAGCTTGCCGGATTGTGTCATGCCCAGCAGGGTCTCCAGTATTCGCCGTTGCTCCCTGAATCCGAGGTCGCCCAGCGGCTTGTGCATCATCTCGCACCACAGTTCAGGTACGCTAATCGTCTCGCGCATCACACCGTCTGCAAAGTCAGATGCACCCACGGCCATGACCTCAGATTGGGCCATGCGGGAGCTGACCGGCAGGTCTTCCCACCCGGCGGGCACGGGCTGCTCAATGAACTCTTCGATAGAACCGGAGAGCATGTCTGCCTGAGTGTGGTTCTCGCGCATGAGGTCGGCCAGCAGCTCTTCGGCTTCGGTAAGGAAGGGAGTCTCGCCCAAACGCCACAGATGCATGGCCTCTGCCCATACCTGGGCTATGTACTCGTCGGTGTACTTGGTGAAGTCTGCCTTCTCTTTGCAGTCCACAATGAGGAAGCGGCGGTTACCCTCGCGCTGGCGCAGGATGTACGGATCGTTAGTGCTCCCCCAGACAACCCACCGTCGCGGCGTCGTGACGGCCGAACGCTCGTAGGGTGCGCGGTACACGTCGTGGGTTTGCGTCATGAACTCTTTGAGGCGGTTGAAGTCCGCCTTATTCATGGCGTGTCCTTCGTCTGAGACGACGATCCAGGACTGGGACGCGATAATGAGGGTGTCTTTATGTTCGATGTTTCCCAGCGGCGCGCTGAACCCACGGGACATTTGTTCTATCCACCAGGTTTTACCGATACCGGCGGTGCCGTACAGAATGAGGCTCAAATCCGCCTTGCATCCAGGGTCCATTGCGCGCGCCACGGCCCCTACCAGAGCCTTACGCGCCACCAGACGGTTGTACTCGTTGTCCTCTGCGCCCGGTAGGCAGGTCTCCAGGCGAGATACCCCGTCCCACTCCAAGGACGTGAGGTAGTCCTGTACAGGGTCGAACCTGTGCTTCTGCATACAGGAACCGATAACCTGCTCCATACGGGTTTTCGATAGCCGCAGCCCGTACACACGTTCCAGATGGGACATGAGGTCGTACACGCCGTGGGTGGTGAGGGGTTGAGGCTTCGCGTCGTCGTTACGGGCCTCGCTCACCGGAACATACGACTCGTAGTTGCCGCGTTCGCACCACGCCAGGCGGCGAAGTACTGGATCGTTCTCGGACAGGATGTCCAGGTTCCCAATCGTGTCTTTGACGGCCCCGTCTTTATCAGTCACCAGTTCCTTGACCCATGCGGTGGACGGCTCCGCCGGTTTCTGCGCAGCAACCGCACTCTGGCGGGGGAGGGTCTTCACCGTCTCAGGGGCGGTTTCTTGGTCAGTATCGGTGAGCATACCCTCAAGATTATCTGCGATAGCGGCGAAAGCGTTTTTCTGCGAGCGCGAGATAAAAATCTCGTTCTGCGAGACGTATTCCTTCGCCGCCTTGAAAGAAGGCATACGGTTCGCCGGACGGGAGCCTTTCAACCCCTCGTCCAGGTGCCCGAATTTGTGGATACGAACCATGTCAAAGGCGTTCTGTGCGTAGCCTGAGGCGGGGTCGGTAGAGTGCCAAGACCACCACAGGCCGGGGCGTCCTTCCACCTCGGACACGCCAGCGGCGCTGGTGGTTCCCTTGTACCGCCACAGACCCTCGCCTTCGGGGGTGTACGGCAGGTCGAAAGTGTCGATAAGTTCGCCGAAGTCGGGGAAGGCTTTGTTGAACTCGCCGATAATGCCCGGCGCGCTCTCCGGATCGCCTTTCTGACCTGCTGAACGGGCCAACGGAACAATATACTCCCCGGCCCGCTCGTCCGAGAGGAACACCTTCGGGTCTAGTAGGCTTACCTCGGCTTGGTGGGGGGTAACGTCGTAGTCACCACCCCGCATGAAGATGTATTCGCCGACCAGATGCGCCCCGAACTGGTAGTGCTCCGGGTGTTTCGCTGCTGGCGTAAACATAATCTGGGCGGGCTTGGCGCTGGACGGGTCGATAGACGCTTCATGGTTTTCGACAATGATGTGGTCGATGATCCGGCGGTAGTCTTCGGCACTGACCTCTGTCGCCAGCGGTATCAGGTACCGATAGTGCGGGTCTTCTGGGGTGTGGGAGAACGTCGTATGCCACAGGTAAACGTAGGGTTTCAGGTACTCTTCTAGGGCTTCTTTGCCCCCGTCTAGCGCGCCGTCCAGGTCAAGGGTGAGCATGGATCGGGACTCAACGTTGGAGGTTGCTCGGCGGTGGTTTTTCAGCGTGCCGGGGATGTAGCTGCGTTCTGCCTTGATACTGCCGGGGTTTTGCAGCATGTTCAGTACGGCGTCAAGGGAGAGTTCTTTGCGCTCAGTGTCGGGGGAAATTCCGTTGGCGAACTCGAAGGTAAAGGTATGCATTTTTGGTCTTCCTGCAAGTATGCAATAATAGTTCTTAATTGGTCCCTTTCACTATATTATGTGTATGTGAAAAGAGCAAAACCCGCCGGTTCTTTTTGGTCTTTCCGGCGGGTTTTGTGCTGTCTAGGGACTAGTCGTCTTTCAGGTAGTCCAGTAGGCGCTGCTGAGCGTCTACTTTGTGGGTTAGTTTGTCGAAGACATGGCCGTCGATCGAGTCCTCCGCCATGATGTGATGAATGCTCACCGTGTGTTTCTGCCCACTACGGGCCAGTCGCTTGTTGGACTGCAAGTATTCCTCTGAGCTCCAGGGCAGCGAGAGCCACACTGCCGTGTAGCCGCCGTGCTGGAGGTTCAAGCCGTGGCCGATGCTGGCCGGGTGGGCTGCGAGTATCGGCAGCTCTCCCTTGTTCCACCGCTTGGAGAAGTCTTTCTCTTTGACCGTGTGAACGTCCGTGCCATACCGCTTCTGCAACATCTCTAGCTCCGCCTTGAATCGGTAGAACACCAGGACGGGAGAGCCTTGAGCACTGGAGATAATCTCGTCCAGCACGTCCAGCTTCGCAGTATGCAGTTCGTCGTAAGCCCGTGGATCGCTCTCTGAGGCGTCGTAATCCATGTTGTGGTACGCGAACCCAGCCGTGACCTGTGAGAGCTTCCCTGATACCACAGCGGCGTTTACAGCGGTGATTTCTTCCCCACTGTCTGCCAGCCGCGCGACCTGATCCTTTTTCAGCTTCTCGTAGAACGACCGAACCTTGGACGGCAGCTTCACCGTGTGGTGTACGTAGTTGGTCGGCGGCAGCTTCACGCGCCCCTCGGTTCCCTGCGAGAGAACGATAGGCTCCAGCAGCTTGTAGATGTCTTCCTCGGTCTTCTTGCCGCAGCGCGGCTCCCAGCCGGTGACAATACCGTTCGGCAGCTGCCCGGCGGGGCGGAAGTACGTGTTGCGGAACCCCGTCAGGGTCTTGCCGAGGGCCTTGCCTTTGTCCAGCAGGAGAATTTGCGCCCACAAATCGACAAGGCTTTTCGGGGTCGGGGTACCAGTCAGCCCCCACACGTGCTCGGCGAACTTGCAGATGCGCCGCGCCGTCTTGTGGCGCACGGTGTTCCGGTTCTTGTACCCGCTCAGCTCGTCAATGATGACGGTGCGGAAGTATCCGGTCGCCGCCTTCTCCAGCAGGTCTGCTTGGTTATCTCGGCTAATGACGGTGATGTCTGCATCCACCTCCAACGCTGCTTCTCGCTGCTTGCGCGAGCCTACGACACAGGTAATGCTCAAGTCCGGTGCCCAGAGGTCACGCTCCGGCCCCCAGACGGTCTCAGCGACACGTTTCGGTGCAAGCACCACGGCGGGTAGGTGGTCTTTGGTGAGGGCTGACAGGCAGCTTGCGGTCTTACCTAGACCCATGTCCAGGAACAGCGCCTTGCCGCCTTTGCCCTCTCGCAGGAACGCCACGGCTTGTTTCTGGTAGTCGCGTAGCTCGTACTTCGGCTCCCACAGCACGTCGCTCATTGGTTGTCCTCTCGATAAATCTTTACGTTACAAGTTTTTCGTGGCCCACAGTAGCACGTCGTCTTCTCCAGCCAGCACGGCGACGTTCCCTCGTCGCTTCTTTAGGTACCGGTGAATGAGCGCTTGACGGGGGGAGACTCGTCCTCCCTTGGCACGCTTCAACTCTACGAACCAGACGGTGCCGTTCGGCAACAGCGCGATCCTATCAGGAATGCCCGTCTCCGTCGGGGCCAGCTTCCACGTCAGCCCACCCGCCTTTTTCACCAGACGGGTGAAGAGCGCTTCCGCTTTCTTTTCAGAATTAGATGCCATGCGTCAATTCTATAGCATCCATTCACATGAAGCCAAATCCTCGGCGGCCCTGTTTTGGAGGGCACACCCCTTATCAGGCGGCAACGGACGCCCACGAAGCTAACGTGAGCTACGTCACAGTGGCCCCTTTATATATTTATTTAATAAGAGATATATCCTTTATTGCGGATTTAGGCGACTTGAGGCGACAGCCCTTGTATTTACTGGGATGTCGCCCAATTCCCACCCCCGATTTAGGCTTCAAAACCCCCACTTCTACCCCTTCTAGCACCCTAAATCTGCACCTCTCGGCTTCTTTGGAACCCATTGACTTGAGTGACCGCTGTCACTTATTCGCCTACCATTCGACCTCGCATGTGACGCTCGACATACTCAACACCCCTGCCTTCCTTGTCGCCTCTAACGTACCCCGAATCGCCTACCAAATTGGGCGACTTCCCTTTATTTGTAAGGGTTGTCGCCTCTTGTCGCCTATTTTTCAAAAATCCTATATATTACTTCCTTCTTGCGCGTGTGCGCGCGTTATTGTACACGGTCTATAGGCGGCGGTGTCCCTGGTATCGGTGTGTTTCGTGACACTTCCTCCGATGGTGGCCGGGTGTGGGTGGCTGCCGGGGTGTTGGCGGCGGGACGGGGGTGGTGCCCATGACCTTCTTCGGGCGGCTGTGCTCGCCGCTGCGCGCCGTTCAGACGTTCGTGTGGGTGATTGGCCGGTCTGGCCTTCACAGGCCGTTCTCGGGGCGTGTGTGCCCGGTACACGCTGCAAGCGAGGACCCCCGTCAGGGTGCGCGTCCACCGTCGATATTGTGGTATGCTTGAGGGGACGCAAACGAACAACCGCTGATCATCTGTTCTGTTTAGTCTGTCTCTCGATGTGGTACGGAGCGCCCCTGGTCTTCTTCTCCCGGAAGCCAGGGGCGTTTCATCTGTGCTACACTGTTTACGTGCGAGTCATATAGCCCTCGCAGCGGAACACCTACCCGTTACTACTAAACTCTCCATTCGGGATTGGGAAGCCTAGGTCATAGTCATGCGATCCGCTGCGAGGGTTTTCCCGTACCTCCGTCCAGTGTGCTAGACTGGAGGTCCTTTCATAGGGTGTCTATCCGGTAACGGGCGGCGGGTCTTTCGTGAAGCTTAGCCCGCCACCTCTGCGATAGGTAGCTGAGGAAACAGTGCATGGGAAAAGCCCCGGAGCTAATTACTAGCTCCGGGGCTTTTGTCGTCTCTTAGGACTTGCTCGGGTACAGGCTCACGGTGATGGTCTCACCTCCCGCCACGGTGCCTACCTCGGCGTACCAACTCTGCCCGTCACGGGTGAGGTGCATGGGGTTTTTCATCTGCCCCAGCAGCTCATCCTTGCGTCCGTAGTGGCCGATGCGTGCCTGTATGTAGGCTTCCCACAGCAGGTTCAGCTCGCCCTTCTCACAGCCGTTCTCGTACAGCTTGCGCAGCACCCGTCGGGTAGCAACGGCGTTGTCAGTCTCCAGGGTTGCCTTCGTGCCCTTCTCGGGGAAGATGCTCCCCCAGTCAAGGCCGATGATTCCGTCGGTGATTGGCTCCAGCCGTCCCGGCACGTCCACTCGCTGCTGCAGCTGAGCTGAGCGCAGGGCTGCGTTGAGCGCTCGCCGTACCACCACGGCCAGCCCGTCCTCACGCTCTTCGTCTAGTTCCCCGCCGCTGGGGTGACCTGTGAGCACATCCCCTACGTACTCGGGAGTTCCGTCTCCGTTGAGGGTGAAAACGTGGTTTTGAATCTCAAGGTACGCGGTGATGCCGTGGGCGTAGAGGTCTAGGTCTGTGCCAGAGGGGCCGGACAGGTTATCGTACAGAGTCACCAGTGCGTGGTTGTACTGGTCCTGCCCCGGCTGGGGTAGCAGCGTGAAGTCCCAGGTGTACTGCGGGGCTTCCCATCCAAGGATAGTCATGTTCGTTAGCCTTTCTCTTCGCGCCGCCGCTTGATGTCCAAGTGCGAGACGGCAATGTTGTAGATTCCGTGGTTGTGTAGTGCCTTCGTCAAGGCGCGGGATAAGAACCCGATCGCTTCGGTGAGGTGGTCTTGGCGTGAGCGGGTGCCTGGCACTCCCAGGGAGGTGAGTGTCACCCCGTCAGGGCACAGGGAGTACGCTCCGTCCCCGCCGTAGTCTCGGCTCAACTCCACCCGTCCAGCGGCCCGTATGCGTTTGCCGGTGCGCACTGAGTAGCCCAGCGTCAGGGTTGCGTAGGCGACGCACTCGCCCAGTGGCCCTTCCAGGCTGAGAGTCAGTATCTCGTAGGTGTTGTCCACCTCTCCGAATGAGTTCACCTCCAGCACTCGGGATAGCCCCGGCATGACCGGCGCTGGCTTCTTCCGTAGCTGACCGCGTACCATCTCATTGTCCTTTCTTCTGGGAGCGACGCCCCGGCGGGTTGTTCGGGGCGTAGTCGTACTCGCTCGGCTTGTCCCCGTAGAGGTCTTTCAGCTCGTCCACTTGCTCTTGCGTCCACACCGGCACGAGGCGGTCGCGGTACCTCAGCTCGCCCATAGGCTCCGGCATGTGCTTGAACATGTGCTGGCGGTGCCGTCCTAGCTCGCGCATCAGAGATGCTTTGGTGTACAGGCGTACCTTCACCGGCTCGGTATCAGGTGCGTTAGGGGTTTCGGTTGTCATTGTCGTTGTCCTTAGGAGGTAGGTTTTTCTTGAGGTTGCGGCTGAACACTGCCGCGAATGAGTCCACGGCCAGCTGCGATTTCTTGGTGTTCGCTTTGAGCCTGGCGAGGTTCTTTGCCCTCGTCTCGCGGCTGGTTTTGCGGGCGTGGTGACGGGTGCACAAGGCTTGCAGGTTCTCGATGCGGTGATCGTCCGCCGCTCCCATGTGGTCTACCTGAGTAGCCCGCGCCTTGCACCGATCTCCCGTGTCCTCTTGGATAGCCTGGCACTGGTACCCGGCCCGCTTGAGAACTTCTTCGCGTAGGGGATCCCATTCCCGCTTAGGGGGTAGGGGCTTACTCCGTCCAGAGGTTCGCCCCCACCCGCTGCGGCGTCGCTGTGCGCGGTTCACAGTTCATCCCCCGGCATGAGCGACCGAACCTGTGCCGCCAGAGTTGGTAGGAGGTTCTGGTACGTGTAGAAGATGTGAGTACCCCCCGGCGTGGAACTGTCCCCGTACCGGGCCTGGGCTGCTCGCAGGAACTCTTCGATAGTTCCCTTGAAGCACCCGCGCTTGGCTAGGATTTGCTTCTCGTTAGCGTCGTACCAGACGGTGAGCAGGTCGTTATCTGCCCCGATCGGGGCGACCTGCACGAACGGTAGCGCCGCCCCCCGCCCTGCTGCCAGGTTCACGTTGTGCAGGAACGTGTTCATGCGCAGGGAGGTTAGCTTGTCGCGGGAGCGAATAGTAACCCCGGCCAGTGTCGAGTTCGCTTTGATACGAATCACCCCGTCAAGGTGCACCCATTCCAATAAGCACCCCGTCTCGATGATGCTGCGGTGCTGTAGCGAGATGCGAGAGCCGGTGATGGTATCGGCCCGTACCAGAACCGCTTTATCGGGCGGGTTGTCCCCTGCGAACTGTACCTTTGAGGAGCCGCGAACCTGAGTGTGCCCACCTAAGCGAACGCCCTTCACGATACTGCCACTAAAGACCCATGACCGGCCCCAGTGCGGGAGCACCCCCGGCCCGTCCACCTCTCCGCCGACCATCCCGCGAGGGTCGCCTTGGTGCGGGTTAGTGGGAACGACGGTGAAGGTCTTGTTCTCGTTGCGTCGCAACTCGTACTTCTTGCGAGGCACCTCGGCAACGTTCTTGAGGTACCAGAACAGGAACAGGTACACATTGCTGTTCAGCGCCGCCAGGTAGCGTATCATTCCGGTGTGCGGTTCGATGTGCTGGCCGTAGCGGTAGATGAAGGCGTCGCCCTTCTCTTCCCACAGTGCGCTCTCTCCGTAGGTAGGCGCTGCCACAACGTAATGCGACCTTTTCACCGTCACGGTGAAGAACGTCACCCATTCCAACTCTCCCCAGTACAGGGTGAGCCGGTTCTCTGGGAGGTACTGTGTCGGGTCGCCGGTGAAGACGGCCCGCAGCTTGCCCTCGAACATAGTTTCGACTGCCCGGCTCATGTCCTCCGTCCGGGGCGCGAGCGTTATTCCGACTTGTTCCATGAGATGTTCCTTACTCTTCGTCTTCGTCTTCGTCGTATTCTGGCGTGTCGTTCGCCACCTTGCGCACCTGCTGTTCCAGGATGGGCAGCAGGTCGTGGTAGATTTCGTAGACCTCAGGACGCTTGTCCTTGTGGGCCTTCTCGTTGGCTTCCAGGAACTCTTCAACCGTCCCGGTGAAGCAGCCCCGGCGAACCCGAATCCCTGTTAGCACGTCGTCTTTCCAGACGGTGAGCTGCCCGCTCTCTGAGCCGATAGGCCCTACCGTCACGAAGGGCAGCTTCCCGTTCACGTTCGCCGTCAGGTTGGCAGACTTCAAGGAAGTGCCCTCAGGGATGCGCACGTAGCCCTTCGGCATGGACGGGCCGATGGTTGAATCCGTGAGTACAGACCCCCGCGACATGACAACTCCACCTGAGAGTTTCACGTTATCCAGGTGGCGACCGTTGATGAAACTATCTTTGAGCAGGTACAGGTGCGATTGGCTGATGTATTCAGCGTCAATGGTCGACATTTTCCCCCCGTCCGGGAACCCTACGATAGTGCTGTTCGCACGCACTAGCGTGTTTTCCCAGAGGCGTACCGACTTCACCAGGCATGTGTTGGTAATCCACGCCGTGCCCCAGTGTGGAAGCACCCCCGGCCCGTCTACCAGACCTCCCGCCTTGCTCCCGGCCTCAGGGTGGCGATCGGGTGCGAGGATAATACGGTACTCTCCGTTGCGTTCTTCCTCCAGCAGGTACTTTTGGCGGGGCCTCTCAGAGATATTTTCCAGGTACCAGCTCAGGAAGTAGTGGACTTCCTGACCTAACGTCTCACGGTATTCTTCCTCGCTGCACTCAAAACGCAACCGGTCGGTGCTGAACGACTGTTCGAGCAGTACCTTACGCGGCCAATAATGCGCGTCCCCGTAGACAGGCAGCGTGTACAGGTACCAGTCCCCATTTTCGTTGTACTCGGGGACCGTGACGCCGAACTCAACCCACTGCATATCGTCCCACCACAGGGTGAACCTGTTGTACTCAAGGCGAATACCTTTCTCAAACTCACCCGTCACGGTGCCGCCGTACAGGTGCTCGAACCGCTCCATGAGTTTGAGTGTGCGCTCTTCTAGCTCAATGCATTCTACGTGTGCCATTTCTAACCTTCCTTTCCTGCGGAAGCATCCAAGATTTCCAAGTGGGTTTCCCCCGCGTTGAGGAGGTTTAGCAGCTCCAACCGCCGAAAGTCTCCGTACACGTGTTCTAATTTCTCACGTGCCATATCCAGCAGCCCCCAGAGGCTACCGCACTGCACCTCTATATCGCCGTCACGGTTGCGCCACATGGTAAGCGTCATGTCGTCCTCACTGACCGCGTTCATCTGAATGAAGGGAGTGCGCCCGCCGGGGTCGCCCGCCACGTCCATGTCGGTAACGGTGGCGTGGGCGGGGATGGTGGCGTTATGCACGAAGCTTTCCGACACACGAACCCCGTCCGATAGCAGCGTCTCCCCTGTGATGGTGGACGAATCTGTGAAGGCATCGAACCATTCCAGACAGCACTCTTTCTCTCGCTCCGTCGAGAGGTTCACGGTCGAATCCCAGATGGAGCACCGGCGAAGCTTTAGCAGGTCGCCGTCTTTCCCGTTGAACGACACATTACTATTGGCGATGAACGTGTGCCCGTCTAGCTTCACCCGCCCCTGCACGGTTGAGTTCTCGTCCACCCATGAGGTGCCTGTCTGCGGCAGCTGCCACGGCCCGTCGATCAGACCGCTAACAGCCCCCGCCTTGACGGTGTTGTGTTTCTGCTTGAGGACCCGCAGCAGCCGGTACCGGCGGCGCGGCGCGCCTTCGCTGCCTTCTACCTCTGCGTACTTTGGAGTCAAAAACCCGCCCTGCAGCTCATGGAGGTTGCGGAAGATGAACTGTGCGGTGACTGCCCCGCGAGCGTCTGCCACGTCCAGGTTCTCGAACCCGCCTGGTATGTGGTACCGCCCACGGCGTGAGCACGCTTGCTTGCCGGGGAAGTGGGGGTACTGTGTCCAGTCAATCCCGTAGCAGTCGTATTCGTATACGTCCAACACCCCAGACTTTTTCCACGCTTCCTTTTCGACGATTTGCACCACGCCCCACAGCATGTCGTCTGCGTAGATGAGCAAATCCCCCGGCCTGTCGGCGCGAGACTCAGTACGCACCGTCACGCCGTACCGTTCGGACGTTTCCAGCGACGCCATGTGCGCCCGGTCTAGTCCGGTCGGCGGGTCTGAGTAGTCCTGTTTGGAGAAGTCTACTAGTTTTGCCTCTGACATTTCTCTATGCCTTCCATCCATATTTCTCTGCGAGTTCCCCTAGCTTGAGGCCCCGCTCGTGTATCGCATCCAGCCCGTCCCGTGAATCCTCGACTGCCTCTAGAATGCGTGTCATTTCCCGCATGGGGCGGGCGAGTGCTTCCCACATCTGCGGGCACTCTTTCTTGTACCGCCCCATGACTTGAGTAACAATGAGGTGCGTGGCGTACAGGTCGTCAAGCGCCTCTTCTAGTTCGTCGCTGATGTCTTCCCACCGCCGCGCACCCATGCCTTCGTCCTTCCTAATAAATCAACCAGCTACGGCCTTCGCCATCGGTTCCTATGAACTCGATACCGGGGAACGTGAAGCCCACAACGGTACCGTCTACGGTCTTCACCTCCCGGCAGGTCGCGGCTTTGATGCTGGCTGCCAGCGTCTCTTCCGCTTCCCGCCCTACCATGAAGAGCGTTCCTAGTATTCGCCAGGGTTGCGGTGTTGCGATGGATACCGCCCCGCCCCGGATAAGCTTTGCGTCTTCCCGTTCAGCGATCGGGACCCACTTATCGCCCTTGAGTACCTGCCCGATAGTCTCTACCACCGCCCACGTTTCCGGGGATAGGTGCACGCGGGTGATGTTCTCGCCCCCTGTCGGGGAGGTGATGCGATACGCGCCCTGCACTACTGAGTAGGGCCATTCCACCGTCCGGGTACGGAACTCCCTTAGCCGGTAGTGGTCGGGGTCGATACCCTTTAGCCCCGGCGTGAACCAGTCCAAAAGCCCGGCGTTTGTCGGCTCTGTCTGCTTCGCCCGCATCATTGATTCGACTGACATTGCTCTGTCCTTTCCTAGTGCGTGTCCTCGATAACTGTTTTCGCGGTGGCGCGGAGGTCTGCTAGGTACCGCCCGATTTTCTGTTCATGGTCTTCTAAAGAGGCTGAATCCTTCCAGCGATCAAACCCGATCCGGTCCAGGTCTGGGTTGAAGAGGTTCACCCCGTCAAGTCCCAGCCGTAGCCCCAGAGTTTCAAGAAACTGATTGACGTTCATCATGTCTGCTATGGCAGCGTTCTTGAAGGTCTCTAAGAAGACTTTGGGGAACCCCGGCCCTATCTTTACCGCGTCTACCTTCTTCATGAAGTCCGCCCACAAGGAAGCGAGCCGTAGCACTACCACCGCCCGGCGTAGCTTTCCTAGGTGGTACTTTGTGGGGTAGCTCAGTAGGATGACCCGCGCCTGTATGTGTAGCGGTTTCTCTTCCAAGTACTGGGGTAGTTCGCCCTCTAGGTTTTCTTCATCCAAGAGGCGAAGGGCGACGACGGTACAACTGAACTTGTCGTATGCCCACTGGTTGACTATCACCTTGAACGCTTCCTGCACGTTCTCAGGAAGCCCGCGCACCTTGAAGAAGGTCTGTAGGGCTTCGTCAAAGTCTAAGATACGTAGGATTTCCTCACGCTTTAGCGTGGGGTCTGTGAGCTTCAACATTGCTCTGCCTTTCTTTAGTCTTCGTACCGGGTGCCGTTCCCGTCTCGATATATGTACGCCTCCGGCACGGTGCTACCGCGATTAGTCCACCATTCCCACACGTCGATTCCCGCCAGCACCACTAGCCCGGTTACCGGGTAGGCGATCGCCGTTACCACTAGCGCGTTCATCCATGTACCGGAAAGCCCGGCTAGAGCACCGATAACCACGGCGGCGGCACAGAGTAAACAGAGGATTGAGCGGATTGCCCCGCGTGCGCTACATAACTGGTTCACTATTCCCACCCTGGCATTACCTTATCGCGGGCCTTGCATAACAGTTCGTAGTTACGTTCCTTGAGGGCATCCAGGTCTACGTGCTCTGACGTGTTTTCACCCCCGTCTTGAAGAACTGAATATAAGGTCGGAATTACACAGGTAAACTTCCCGGTGCCATCGTCCGCCACCTCTACGAAGTCGAACCACACCGCTTTATACAGAACGCCTAATGTGTTTTCCCGCAAGTCCAGAATGGGGGTATCGAGTAGGTAGGCTCCCACCTGTTCCTTGAAAACCCCCGTCATGCGCGGCACGCCGACCCTATCGAGGAAAGTCCGAATCTGCCCGGCGATAACTAACAGGCTTTCCGCTTTCCGTAGTTCCTGGGACAAGGGCAGCGGGGACGGGCTTAGTTCCAGAATCCACCCGGCCTGTTCTGCCTCTGGATATTCCCACAGAAATTCCGGGGGGTTGCCGGGGTACTTGATGTACAACCGTTCCAGCGCCCCGGCAACGTCATGTTCTTCTGCCGCCAGGTGCCAGAACGCCTTGACCGTCTCTTGCGGGATGTTCCCGGCCTTCAAAACATCTAAGTACCGGGCGACCGCTACCGGCAAGCTGAGAACCTTAGGGATGTCCGCCTCTGATAGGTACGGGTCTTGCATTTTCGGGATGTCCATTGTCTCTTTCCTCTCGTGTTTCCTATCGGCGGCGAACCAGTCTGCCGCCCATTGGGCTTGTATTGGTACTGGCGGGGTATTTACGCCAGCCATTGCGCACCGTCCGGCGCGTAGCAGTGAAATTCAATGCCCAGGCTCGCCTTGATTTCGGCGGCTAGGGTGCCCGCCTTCAGCAGCCCGACCCCCAGGATTTCCGCGAGTACCGCGTGAGCGCCCGCCCCGTTGAGCGGAACCGAGTACACGTACCCGTTGCGCTGCCCCAGCTGTTTCACGCCTCCCTGCCCGGCTAACCCTTCAGAACCCCACACCCCTAGAGCGTGGCCGATAGCTGAGAGCACCGGCTCAAGGTCGGGAGATACCCACACCTTGCCAGGGGTCTCGCTACGGGTCGGAACTTTGATTTCGTAGGCGAATAGCGGAACCTCAATTACACGTTCCCCGAACACCACTAATTTTTGCGGTGGGTATGGGAGCAGATCAAGATTCACCCCGGCCAGCGCCTCGTTGTAAAAGTTCTTGTCGCCCTTCTGCACCCACGGCAGAAGTTCTAGCTGTGCACTGAACATCTCATGTCCTTTCTCTTAGTTTTCTGGTGTCTGTGTGCGTGCCCGCCGGGGGAGTCGAACCCCCGCGCGCCCGCCAGGGCCGGGCTGCTGAGCTTAGCTCAGCTTGGTAAAGGTCTCTAGCAGCTCTTCACCTGGATATTCAGGGTCGTTAGGTTCCGGTGCCTCGATACCCTCTAAGGTTTCCATAGCCAGGGCGAACGATTCACCCGCGACAACGCGCCGGTAGGTGTCCGTGTCGTTCTCAAGGTCTGAGTAATCCACGTCCCCTAACCATTCGCCACCTAGATATTCACCGTTGAAGTCCAACAGGTCTAGGTAAATGTCCACCCTGCCACCGGCCATGTAGGCGGCCACGTCTAGCGCGTCGGATTCCTCCCACGCCACCACATACCCTTGACGGTACCCGTCGCCTTTGTCCGCGTCGATTGGGCAGAAGTACGCGGTACGCTCGTCGTTCAAAAAGCCCGGCGCGTCTTCTTCCACACCTAAAGCGATGAAGTGTGAATAAGTTTCCCAGTTCTTTTCAAACTCTGACGGGTCTAGGAACCAATGGTGTGCCGCGTGGTGCCCGGCCCGTTTGTCGTTGAAGCTGGTTTCAATCCACACCACGGACTCGAACGCGTTCTTTAGCGAGTTTGGTATATCTCCATAGCCAGGATTCAAGGGCCGGGCGACAATGTCCAAGCGCCGGTTCCCGTCCAAGGTCTTCATGAACAGTGAGCGCTTCTCTGCTACCGTGTACGCCGGGGCTACGCATTTTAATTCCATTGCTCAGTCTTTCTCTCTTGTGTTCGTTGCTCTGTATACCTAAGGCCGTCTAGTAGATGACGATACCGGCGGCAGTAAAGGCGTTGATAATGGAACCGTCACCGTTGCCGCCTAGGATGGCGTCCGACCAGAGGTACCCGATACCGTGGGTCACCGTCCACCGGTAAAACTTCTCGCTGTACCGAGCACCCACAACCACATTCCAGGGCTTGCCACAGATGGACTCATAGAACAGGTTCATGTGGTGAGCTAAACGCCCGTCGAACGCTTCTGTTTGGGTTGCATATTCTGGGTTATCGTACAGCCGTACACTGACGATAGCCACAAGCCCGGCTTCCTTTGCCTTCTGAGCAATATCCTCAACGGTGAGTTCTGCCAGTGCCTTGCGAAATTCTGCTTGATGTGCCATTGTCGGCACCTCCCTTTTCTCTCGATTGATGGTGTGTGAACCTGTCTAGGTTCTCGCACCAGGTGGGGGAGTCGAACCCCCACTGTGCCCGCCAGGGCCGGGTTACTGTATCCGGTTGCTTAGCCGCCGTAGTAGAACGGGTGTTCTTCCTGAGTGTTGTACTTCACCACGGTTGCGGTCAGTCCGTATTCATCTGGAAAATTTCCGACGCCTTCCTTGAGGGGTTCCCCTTCAAGGTCTTTGACGGTGACACTAAAAAGCTCTGAGCTTTCGTCGATAACTATCACGGCCTCGGTATCGAGTGTTGCTACCTGTGCCCACACTGCAACATCTTTCCCTGTCACCGTCTGCATTGAAGCGATATTCAAGGTTTCCGTGGCGTGTTTGCTGATGAATCCGTCAAGGTTGATGGTTTCACCGGGCTTAGGCAGGTCTTCTAGGGTCAAGTGGTTACCTAATGTCATTTCCATTGTCCTTCTCTCTTTCCTATCGTGCCGATACCTGATGCACTGCTTGCGTGACTAGACCTATGAGAACCGCCGCCATTGGTACGAACGCTCCCATTACCACCGCCGGGATTCCCGACGACGATAGCCAGATTGCCGTGCCGCCAATTAGCGCAACGCTCCATATGAGCGCGATAGTTACCAGGTCTCTAATCGCCTGTTTCATTTCTGCTTGTCCTTTGTCTTTTGTGGGGCCGGGGCCTCTCACACCCCGGCCTGTTGGAGCCTTCTAATCCAAGCCCGTAAGGGCCGCGCCCGCCCGTGGAGTCGAACCACGGCTTGCACCATGACGGGCTACCGCATTATCGGTGAAGATGCGCGGTGTCAATTTCCTAGCGTCGGGAATACCGGCGCTGTAGTGCCGCAAGGATACTACCGCCTTGCGGACTCTTTTCCTGAGTTGCGTACTTGTTAGCGAACGCTTCCAGAATCTTGTTCATGGTCTCCCTACTTCCAGCTGACCGTAGCGCGAAAGGCTTCATAGTCTTCCCCGCCCTCATACTCTGGGGTGATGTCGTATACGTAGCAGTCTCCCAGTTTCCCGTTCGACAGCTCGCTTACCACCTCTGCCCGTAGGCTCTGGAAGTACCGCGCCCATTCGGCGGTATCGTCGCCAAAATCCCGCTCTGGGGATACGTAGTATTCGATTGAGGTTTCACGCTGCCCGTCGTGGGAGGTGACGGTTACATGCGTGGTGTTCCCGATATTGTCGTGGTGCAGCACCAGGGCCGCGTTCTCTACGGTAGGCTTTACCATGCCACCCGTCCTTTCTCTCTTGTGATGTAGCCGGTCAAGAAGACCGGTTGAGTGCCCGCCGGGGGAACCGAACCCCCGCCATGCCCACCAGGGCCGGGCTGCCGTTGTACGGCTATCTGGATATTAGGTTTGCGAGTGTTACCACCGCCACGGCGATAGATACCGCCGCGCCTATCCAAGCGGCGGTGATTACCGCCTCTGAGGTCTCTGCTGTGGCGTTGGCGATTACCACCGCGCAAGCTCCACAACCTATCAGTGCTAAGCCTAGTGCTATTACCTGTCCCATGTCTCCCTTTCTAGCGGATGAAAAGCCCGGCGTCCGAGAGCTTGCGCTCTACAGCACCGCTCCCATCCCCGCCTAGTAGGCAGTCTTGCCAGCGGTACCCGATACCGTGGGTTACCGTCCACCGATAGAACTTCTCCGAGTACCGGGCGGGGATTAAATCCGTCCAGTCTACCCCGGCGATGTCCTGGTAGAGACGGTTCATGCACTGGGCTGTACCGTCGTCGATAGCCTCTGTGATGGAGGGTACTGACATATCTTCTCGGAGCCTTACGTATGAGAAGGCTCCGATACGGGCGGCTTTGATTTTCTCGGAGAGCACTTCCAGGGGCATACCCTCCAAGGTTTCCGTGAATGCCTTGAGCTTCTGATAGTGTGACTGTGCCATGTGGCACCTCCCAAATTCTCGATGCTGAAAGCTACCCGAATGCGGTAGCCGTGCCCAGCGAGGGGGTCGAACCCTCCATGCCCCCGTCTGGGGCTGGGCTGTGGGTCGCGCTTTCCTTAGGCGGCTGCCATGAGGAAGTCCCAGACTGCCCATGCGACCCCCTCGATAGCGGGGGGGATGTCGGCGGGGTCTACGGTTAGCGCGAACCACGCTAATGTTTCAGCAAGATTCATTGCTCTTGTCCTTGTCTCTATGCGGTTGTCAATCAACGATTCATACTTCAGACCTCTAGGGGTGGGGGTACAAGGTCTCTGACCGGTGCATTTCGCTGTCGCTCACTCATCCGAGGTATCGCTACCCTACGCCCTGCGGGCGGTTGTCCTGCGTTGGTCTCTATTCCCTTGTTCGCCTTGCCCTGTTGGCTTGACAGTTATCACTATACGCAGGTCAATTGACACATGTCAATTCGTGTGGGCGTGATGTGCGACACATGCGGTTGCGTGGTGTGCGTGGTTCGTTGATATGGCGCGGATGTGGGCGTGTGCGTGAGTGGGCAATACGTGGGCGTGCGCGTGGTATGTGTGACGTGGTGCACATGATATGTGTGCATGTATGCGCGTGATGTGTGTGCATGTGATGTGTGAGTGTATGTGTTTTGTGTGTGGTGTGTGCAGTGTGTGTGTGATGTGTATGTGAGTGTATGTGTGTGCTGTGTGTGTGGTGTGTGTGTGATGTGTATGTGAGTGTGTGAAGAGTAAGGGAAGCTTTTCAAGATTTATCAAGAGGTTATATCAATGCCTGATTTTTGTGTTGAAAATGAAGACCTG